ATCTCGATGTATTCCTTTGCTGTGGTATCGTACCAGACAAAGACGATTGATACACCGAACTCCGCTTCTTCATCGGAGGCGTACCTGCCCCCGATGAATATAAACAGCTCCTCGTCGGACATATTATTTGCTTCTAAGCATTTGCTTTAAACGCAGATTGTGTATGGCAATTTGAGAAGCATGCTCGATTATCGATTCTCCTACACTCAAGCAGTTTGAAATCTGAAGCACCGCTTCCATTGGATCTTCTATCTGGGATATGATAAACGACCCGAGCAACACCGGCTTGAATGCGATGTCTGGAGGTAGGTTGAATGTGGATGACATCGCGGACAATGATTCCTTTATAGAGGAATCAAATTCTTTCAGATCATCAATGTCAGTGATATTATGCTTAGCCATCGTGTCGGTCAAGCTGGCTTCGATCAGCTCAGAGAAGGCCAGAGCCACGCTAGCACAGATGCTACTCAGTTTTTCTGAAGACTCATCCATCATCTCATCCGGAGTGTTCTCGAAAGATCGTGCAGCAGTTGCCTCTTCTTCATTGGTGGCCATCGTCAGCCCTATGGACGGGCTCACGCTTTTCTTGATCAGGATCAGGAGCGTCTCCTTTTCCTGTGCGGTCATTTTGTTTGAGCCATTGGTGATAGAATCGCAATGTGCTCGTAGCTGGGTGATCATTTTGTTTTCCATGTTTGTTGTTTGTTATTGGTTATTGGTTAGTATTCAGAAGGTAAGAGGATCACATTCTCGCAGATCCACAGGCAGATGCCAGCAGCTGGGAAGTCAGTGTATTCAATGAACTTGGTGTGCAGGATATTGTTATTGCCATCGGTGAATACGATGTATGCGGATCTATCCGGTTCGACGCTTAGCTCACAGGTAACGAACGGCTCCTGAGCGATGGCTGGGATCATGAACTTAGCTACCGCCATCTCATATCCTAGCCAGCGGCATCTGAATTCTTTCATGATGCTCTTGATTCCGCTCGTATAGACGATACCTATCATGGTCTCATCTTTATGAAGCTCCGCTGTGCCGATTGCTTCCAGAGCCTGTTCGGGATTCATATCCGGATCGAAGCGTTTAGTTGGTTGGCTCTTTTTCATTGGATGGTTTGTTTATGATGAACGAATGATACTCAAGCACCAGATCGCCGTACCCGATCCCTACTGCGATCACTAAGGTGACGAACGGCGGCTCTAGGTTAGAGAAGATGTGAGAGAATTCCTCAACCACTTCTTTGTTGTCTGACTTGAAGTATGCCTTGATTACCTCTAGCGTCCTGAGCCCCATGCCGCGAAGATCTAATTGTCCATCGGCATTGAAGTTAAGGATCAGCTTATGTCCTGGGGATACCCGATTTGCTACGTACTCTCTCATCCGAATACCACCTTTCCCATGACAGACATCTGGAAGATAGCGTCTGCATCTGATGCATCATATGACCCATCTAGGATCGCATCGATATACCCAGAGTCTCCATTTAGCGCGGATTCGATAGATGATCCGCTGCACTGCCCTAGCAGTTCGCAGTCGTTCTCTACATCATATACGCTCAACTTGAATTCTGGATCAGTGAATAAGGCCTGTGCAATCAATTTAGAATCGACCGACTCTGAATTAAAATACTTGCTCAGCTCGCCCTCATCTAGGACGTACCAATGATTCGAAGCGCCCTCTAAGGACGTAACCACGATCGACTCGAAGACTTCTAGTGACAGGTTATCTTGGATGGATTTTCTCTTGCTCATGTTCTTTGTTTTGATTTTTGACAAATATAAATAAATCACGCATATGCCAATGTGAATAGGCAAAGAAAAATATGCATGAGTGCGATCCTAAGACATCAGCCGCAATGACCTGAACCAATTAAAACAACCACAATTCAACGCCGTCCTTATCGATTACGATCCTGCCGGAATACTTCTTGAAGATCGTATCGACAGCTCGTGTTAAGGCGTTCTCTTGGTCATATGACTTGAGTTCGATCTCTAGCTGCCGGCTGATGGCAGAGCAGATGGTTGTACTCATCTTGGTTCCCTCTTCGATGAGCCCTAGGGCATGCGCGGCCTGTCCATAATCCCATCTACCCGTAACGGATATATGAAGATCCGGAAGGAAATGCTTAAGCCCATCTATAATCGGTCCGGATTGAATCCCGTTGGCATTCATCCGTACGATGGCCTGTTTGATCACGGCCATGTTCTGCTCGAATTCTTTTTCTTGCTTGTTCATGGTTACTTTAGTTCTGAGTTAATGAAAGATTCAATCTCATCTCGGAAGTCCAGATCCTCACCCCATACCGTATCGGCATGCAGGGTCTGGAATTCATCCGTCATGTCCTTGGCCAGCTCGTACATCCCTCCATGCCCTTGAAGAGCGTGGATTAGCTGAATGGTGCCACATGGCTCATCTTTGTTTAGCTCGAGGGCTATGGCGCTTACAATCTCGAAGTGAGTCTCGTGCCAGCAATCGAATTCTATTGGCAAATGTTTACTGCTCATGATGATTAGTTTTAGTTGGTTTATATTGTGACAGGGGCGGGAGTCGAACCCGCACGCTTCCTAGCTTTTGTAGGCATCGGAACTGCTACCATTACACCACCCTGTCTACCTGATCAATCCTCCCACATCGAATCGTAGTAGGTTTCATTCATCCGTCTGAGCTCATCCTTTGTCAGGACAATAAGATCAGATCCGATCTGGTGCTGCACGCTTTTGATAAACTCTTTCTGCAGTTCGACCTCCGTATAGCTGATCTCCAATATCGGATCATCTTTCCAAGATTCGAATGCGTTCTTTATCTCGGCCATTAGCTTGTCGTATCTCATAGGATCACCAATTATTTAGTTTTGCGAATCTTTGTATTTCTTTCTGGGGGATGGTATGGCATCCGATGATCAGGCTGCCCTCCCTCATACAGGAAGCCTTGTAGTTCCCTACATGATGATCTGCGATGTCCAGACCGGCTTTGATCAAACCGTAGAGCCGTTTAGCATGCTCGTATGGAACCTTAGCCCCGAGCGTTGTCTCCACAACGTCATCCACCTTACGAAGCATCAGGGGTGTGAGGTCAGAATTCAACCTCCAATAGTTGTTATCACCCTTGAGCCATTTCTTTAGCTCGGCCTTGTTCTTCAACTTACGCTCAGCACTGACGGCCGCCTTAATCTTGGCAACCCTAGCCTCACGCTCTTCTGCAGCCGCCTCCAGATCGAATCCCTCTAGGTCTAGCGCGTAGCTCCAGAGATCAGCAGCACGCTGGAATGATTCATCCGAGCTAGCCTTCATCATAGCAATCTCAGCATCTAGTGTTGTGTCGAATGCCTCGCAGTACTTGGTAGCATTGGAGACCATTATCTGGATCTCATACGCGGCGCCATCCTTGGTTATCTGACGGGTTCTTTTGTTCTTCAGTATATTCATTTGGCCGGTGATCCGGTGCTGCTCGTAGGATAGATTCTCGATAAGCCCCCATGATGGATTATAGCAGGAGATCACGTCCATATGGCTGATCGCCTTCCTGACATGGCTCAGGTGCTTTGTTGTTGTGTTCGAATAGGTGCGGTATGTTAATAGCACAGCGCCGCTGCCGATCAGTTTTGCCATCGGGAAGTGACTCCCGTAGGAGTAGATGGTCTTGCCTTGGAAGTACATGGACTCACCCTGTGTGCGTCCTGATGGTTGGCTCTGGTGTGCCCAGATATGCGGTAGCTCGGATGGATTGAATACTGTCTTCATTGCTCGTGTAGTTTAAAGGGTTATGGATTGATGATACCGGCCTCGATCAGCCGCTGTGCCTCGCGTCCGAACCAACCCTGTAGCTGGTAGGCAAGACGGGTGTCGTGCAGGTATTGCCACGCCTGCACTCGCTGATCATATGTGGCATCATCGCCCTCACAGAAGCCCTCAGCGATCGCCGTGGCCAGATATGGGGTCATGATCAATTCTTCTGGTGATGTGGTCGTGTCGGTCATTGGATGAGTTGTGTTGTCTGGATGATAATGGAGTCGAAGAGTATATTGTTGGCATCTTCGCTGTCCCATAGATTGAATCTATACGACCGGCCTGTGACATATTCGACATCATAAACCATGACGCCCCTGTCGTAGTTAAAGAAGTCGCAGAGCGATTCCACTATCTTGTCTGTTGTCGGATCAGCGATAGCCGCGATCACTGCCTTCGGATCCTGATATATCAGGACAACGTGGCCTGCTGGGATGTTGATATTCATTTTCTTACAGAATAAGAGCCCTCGAAATGACAGGCGGTTGTGTTATACTTTTTACTGCTGACACATGAGGTCAGTAATGTTATTGCTGCTAGGATTGTGATCAGGATCTTCATTTTTTCTCGGATTGGATTGTTTCTTGGTTTATGATATTGCAGCCCATGTCCTTCCATCCGAAGGACTCCATTTTCTTGAGGTAGTTCTCGAGGTGGGCTGCGTTCTTGAATTCTACTTGCTCATCGATCCATTTGGTCGATGTTTTCTTCAGCAGGATGGTCGCTCTCATTGTAGCTCAGGTTTGAATTTCGAGAGGTCGAACTGTTCTTTGTCGGCTCCGATTTTCTCCAGCACGATGTCGATCAGAGCTAGCTCGCTCATCCATGTCTCGGTGATGGTGGTCTGGACGGTAGAGAAGGTGATCCCGTACCGGATGCCCAAGGTAACCTCGGTGTGAATGCCGAACGGCTGATATACGATTGAAACGATTTTTTTTGTCATGGGGATGGATTGTTTAGGGGGTGAATATGGGCGGTAGTTATCCGCCCGTGTGTTGGTTAGTTGAATTCAACTTGCTTTAAGCCTTCGCCGTTAATGAATTCATATCTCGAAAATTCCACTGAATCAATACAAGTGACTGCCCATAAGTCTTCATTTGTTGGGCGGTATTCGTATTGTTTAGCCAGCTTCATTTCGATAAAATCCGTTGTGACATTGAATTCCGTTGTTATTGATTCAAACAGATAAGAGCCTTCGTAGAAATTAATTGTCGTCGTCATGGGGATGGATTGTTTAGGGAGGATTAATTAAGGCCGTGGAAAAAGTCATTGCCGATAACTACCGGCTCGTATTCCTTGTGATCAGCTAACATGTCATCACAGTCACGAAAGTCAGAATAGAAAGCTAACTGCAGTTCGGGAAAAATGCAGATCACAAAAGTCTCATCACCTTGGATTGGATGCTCGGCCAGAAGCACTGTTTGACCTAGTGAGTTAACCATGGTGTTGTAGATTGTCGGCTCAGCTGCCGTTAGTCTGGCGAAGTTTAATCGATTGCTCATAGTGGATGATTATTTGGATTGTGAATGTCTTGTTAAGTAAGCTACCTGCTGATCGTTCTTTAGCTTCCTGAGGCTGTCTAGCTCAGGAGTGGTCTCAGGCAGCATGAATTGGGTTATGTAATATTCGTCACCGGCATAGTAACCGAGCCGATCGATCTGGTTGACAACGATATTCGCATTGTCGGTTGGTGTGTACTGCGCAGCACGTCGGCTGTCGTTAGCGTAATGATCAGCCCATCGCTTGGCCTCGGCTGCCGATGGGTGGGTTGACAAGGCCTCTGAGGTCGTGTCAGTCTCGATTGTTACTGTGTAGCTGGTCATGATCTGATATGTTTTACTGCGATGAATAATCCGATTGAATCTGCGATACCTGCAAGGATAATGAATGAATCAGGGCTGCTGGCCGATAGTGCTATGATCGCTCCGAAGCCGGATGCGATGAAGCAGAATAGAAGGGTGCTGGATGGTGTGTACATGGTTTCTAGGATCAATAAAAGTTACTCAATAAAAGTTTTTCCTCGATGTCTGTTTGGATGCGGAACGAATTCTCATCCACATCATCTGGGTCAGACCAACGTTTTTTTGCTTGGCTGATCGCCTCTTCTATACTAGATGCGTATTCTGAATTCCAGCCGCCACTTTTAAAATTGTAGATGTACTCTTGATTTTTCATGATATGTGTAGTTTAGTGCAACGGGCGGAATCGAACCGCCACCGACATCAGAGCCATGTCTCTAGCGTAGTGCTAGACTGCTCTCTGAGGTTGGCCGCCTTGGGCATTGCATCCTTCTTGATCGGTAGCACCGCTTGCCGTTTCCCTAGCTCCTTATTCCTCACTTCGCTCTCAGCAACTCGCTGGTCTTGGCGTTGGTCTTGGTTCTGTCTAGGCCGTGTTCAGGTGTCAACCTGAGATGGTATGCTGGGTAAACCCTTGACCGCCGATCTAGTTGACTTCTAGATTGTGGGGGACGCACTACATATGTGCGCTGATTTCTCTGTCTTCACGACGAGGCATGATCTATCCGTAGATTGACCTGATAAAGAACGTTGTCGCTGATTGACTCTGCAATGATACGGCGAGTTTATTGATATAACCTAATTTATTATTTAGATTTCTTCTAAGTGATTGATTATCAGTGTGAATAATTTCATTGTCCTGTGTTTATTATGTTCGCCTTGGCTCTTGCATATATATGTATGCGACTAGACGCTATCTAGGCATTCAGGCTGTTTATTGTCTGTTGGCAATAAAGGCACCAAAGAAGCGATTTAAGCCACTCTGATGCCTTTCTGGTATACTGATATGGATTGCTGGAGATCTGAGTTTTCCGCTAGTAGCAAGGCTTTCCAGCGAGGTTGTATACGATCCGTAGATGGTGGGCTGTGATCGATCCTCGTGGCCTGATGTTCTTTGGCGGCACCTTGTTGATGGGCTTGAGTTTCAAATGGGCATAATCCTGAGTGAGGAACCGGTCAAGAGGTTCACCCCAGAAGAGAGCTAGGGCTCCGAGCATGATCAGGCCTATGTTCCAATACTTGCCTTCCCTTAATGCTACGTAAGAGGTTAAGGTGATTTGGATGCCTTCTGACTTCAACTGATCGATCTGGGATGCTATTGGTATGTCGTGATATGCCAGCAGGTAATCGTTGTTTGAGGCTGCCAGAATAGATGAATCGGTAGCTACCCTCATCGCCTGTCCTGCTAGAGTACCAACGGTTCTAGCGCGTTTTACGGTGGGCAAGTAATATCTGCTACCAATTGGGGGTAATGGAAGCACGCGGCGTGGGTGTTCCTCAAGGTGTTTCACGCGCCCAGAGCGGATCATAGCCTCCTCAAGCCTGCGTTCCGATGTGCATTTGAGCAGTTGTTCTGTGCGGAGTTCAACATGCCTCCAGAGTTCAGGTATTGTCATGCTCTATATATATGTATGGTTTCAAATTAACACGACCAACGTCGTGTTATGGCCTGTGATCCTAGTGCTGCGCACCGGTGCGATTCTTTAGCGGGTGCAGGTGGCCAGCATGCTGTATGCCTGAGCAGGTGATCAGGGTGATGGGTCTTGGGTATACCGGCCGGACGCAAGACATGATGGCTGCTTCCATTGTGGCTGTAGGGCTGGAGCGGAAAGGGGAGGGGGGATGTTCCGAGACCTCTCGGCCCCCGCCAGCACTGGTATGCCACACCGTCTCTTGACCGATCATGGCTTTAGCAATATCGTTAATGCCAACAGGACCGTGACTATAACCGTAGCCATCTTCTTCTCTTTATCTGGCAATTGTTCATACATACATGAGTAGCCAAAGCTCACTACTAACAGGGCACACAGAACGATTGTAAACGCAACAACCTTTAAAAATAATAGCACTTCCATACCACAAAAATAAATTATTTATTTGGAAGTCTGGAACCTAATACTATACCTTTGACGCAGTTCTTTATCCAAAAATCGAAGTCTAAAGTCAGAGGTAGTAGCCTGATTTAAACAATAACATTACGCCCATTGAGGGCTGCGAGGTGATGAAAATCACCGCTACTACCGCAGTCCTTAATGGGCTTTTTTTATCTCCAAAATATGAGAAAGTCATTCGTGCTTTACACCGATCTTTACGAAACATTACAACATTTGAGTGACGAAAACCTCGGACGACTCACCAAAATGATCTTCGAGTACGTAATTTTCGACGTCGAGCCGGACACGTCTGACATGCTGTTTTTGGTGTTTAACCCCATAAAAATGCAAATTAACCGCGATAACGAAAAATACGAGAAACGCTCAGAACGCAGTCGTGTCAACGGTTCCATGGGAGGACGACCAAACAAAAATAACCTAGATAACCCACTGGGTTTTCTGGGTTACCAAAATAACCCAGAGGTTATTCTGGGTTACAAGAAAAAGCTAACCGAACCCAGAAAACCTGATAATGATAATGATAATGATAATGATAATGATAATGACAATGAAAAGAGAAAAGAAATATATGTGGCTTCGCATGTTTTTTTTGAAGAGGAATTGAAAACTCAAGGGCTTAAAGAAAACTCAAAAAAAAGGGTAACACATTCCCGGGGGGCGGAGGGGGTCACCCAGCCGAAAGTCAAAACTTTCAAACAGTGGACATCTGAAGATTTAAAAAATAACATCTCACCCCATGTTATAAAATACGGCCGAGAAATCTGCAATGAGTTTTACCGATACTGGAGCGAACCAACCGCAAACGGAAAAATGAGGATCAATTCAGAATCTGCCTTCGAGGTGACCAGGAGGCTTGACACCTTCCTTCGCAACGCAAGCAAGTTCGGCTCCAAGCAGAAGGTCATCCAAAACCAGCTGGCTTTCAAAACCAAAGCAGAGGCCGAGCAGTACATGATCGACACTTACTTCCACGGCAAGAGCGAATACGGCCCAAAGGTTTACGGCATCGAACTAGTCGACGAGAATAACCAACCAAGAGACATCAACACCATCCACGAAGAAATCAACAAGGCCGTCCTAGGCGGATTAAATCTCTAACCATGCTCAACCAAGCCAAGCACCTGATCGAAAATGGATTCTCGGTAATCCCGGTCAACGAGAAGAAGCAGCCCATGGTCGCATTCAAGAGATCCGGCTATACCCAGAACCTGCCAGGAAACGAACTCGACCTGCTCTATACCCAAAGCCATGGCATCGCCATCATCGCAGGGGAGGTCTCAGGTAACCTGATCTGCATCGATGTGGACCTGAAGTACGACATCTCCGGCGATCTCATGTCACGACTCAAGCAGCGGCTCGTGGAGGTCATCCCAAGCTTCTTTGACCGCATCGTTCTCCAACAAACCAGAACCAATGGCTTTCACCTGATCTTCCGTGTCGAACAAGGCACCAAGGTCGGAGGGAACAAGAAACTGGCTATGAGATCCACCAACGAGGCAGAGCTCGAGGAGGACCGGAAGAACAATCCGAAACTAAAAAAATCAGAACGCGTATTGATCGAGACCAGGGGGGAGGGGGGTTATTTCCTAATCGCTCCCACCCCAGGATATAAAATCATAAAAAACACCTTCGGCTCCATCGGGACATTCACCCCAGATGAGTTAGATGCCGTATTTGCCACCTGCCGTTCGTTTAACGAGCTTGAAATAGCAGAAGTGGTATATGACATCCAAGACAGAAAGATAATGTCTGTAACGTCCTCTATCGAGGTCAGCCCTTGGGATGATTATAACAACCGGACCGATGGTGTCGCCCTTCTCGAGAGTTATGGGTGGGAGGTAAGTGGTCAGATTAACTCAACCACACTCAAGCTTTTGCGTCCAGGCAAGCCATCAAAAGGCGAGCACAGCGCTTACTACCACACGGATTCAGGTAAGTTAGTAGTCTTTTCTACTTCCACCCCATTCGAGACTGAGCGCAATGGTACCTCACCGGCATATACCCCGTTCGCTATCTATGCCGTCTACGAACATAACGGGAACATCAAGGAAGCGGCTAAGATGCTTAGCGATCATGGTTTTGGTAGTAGCAAGTTCAAGCAGGAGTCACACCGTCCAGAGGTAGTACTCCGGCCGAAAGACATGCCAGAGCATCGGTCCAAGCCAGCCGATCCAGAGGAGCCATCCCGTATGGAAGACCCCGACAACAAGGACTCTGATGTGTCGAAGTTTATTGGTGACTTCAACAACGCTGTTGGATACCTCAACATGGCCAGAAGCAACTCCCTGCCAGAGGGATTGAAGTTCGGATACGAGAAGCTGGATAACCACTGGAGACTCAAGAAAGGGGCGCTTGTCATTGTCCACGGATTGGCCAACGTAGGGAAGTCTACCTTCATGTGGTATATCGCTATCCTATCCGCCATGGCACACGGCTGGAGATGGGTGATCTATACCGGTGAGAATGATTATGAATTCGTGATCCGTCGTATGATGGAGACCTATTCTGGCAAGTCTCTCCATACCCTCACCCAGGACGAATGGGATATCGCTGAGATCTTTGTCCGCACACACTTTGTGTTCATCACCAACGACTTCACGTACTCTTACAAAGACCTGCTCGGGATCGTTGAGAAGCTCATGGAAGAGCAGCACTTCGATGCCATCATGGTCGATCCGTATAACTCGTTAGTTGTCGATGATACCATCGCTAAACAGATCAAGATATTGGCAGGTAATAAGCACGATTACGATTATATGGTAACCACGGAGCTTAGGGTATTCTGTCGTAAGACCGGCTTGAGTGTTTATCTCAATGTCCATACAGGAACAGAGGGAGCGAGAAGGGTAGCTAAGGATCCAAGCAAGCCTCCTAAAATGTACGAGGTAGAGGGTGGAAATAAGTTCGCAGCACGGGCTGATGATTTCATCACCATACACCGCAACACAAAGGACGAAAGCTCATGGATGATAACCGAGGTTCATATCGATAAGATCAAGACCCAGGAGACCGGTGGCCGGCCTACTGCCGAGGATCGCCCTATCACACTCAGGTTCCTTCCGGAGATGGGTAGGTTTATGGGAAGCACGCTAGGCACCTCGCATACATTCGATCCGATCAACCAATACAAGAAAGGTAAGCACGCTTACCCTAACTCTACACCCGAACCGGTTAACCTTCCTCCTGAGATAACCCCAGAGGAATATGTCAAACCGGTGACCCCAGGTCTGCTTAATGCCAGAGAGAGCTTTTTTACATCTAATGTCAGCGATGACGATTCACCATTCTAGCTATGATAAAAGTAAGAACCAAGATCTTAAACGGGAAGATTAGCGAAAACATTCCCCTGATGCAGGAGGCTCTCAGGTTATTTGATAACGAGGACGTCACCATTATCATTGAGAAAACCAAGCGCAAGCGGAGCGGCCCACAGAATGCTTTTTACTGGGGGTGCGTTCTTCCATACATCACATGGGGGATCATAGAGCTAGGCAATGAGTGGACGGATGAGGATTCTCATATCCTGATGAGGAGCAAGTTCCTCCAGAAGGCAATCCTGATCAATGACGATGGGGAGTTCGTCACCAAGACCAAAAGCACCACCGAGCTCGACACGGTCCAGTGGGAAGAGTATATCACCAAGATAAGAGCATGGGCATCCGAAATGCTCAATATCGAAATACCATTACCAAACGAATACATTGAATCAAACCCTAAATAAACAGAACCATGAGAACACTAAAACAACATTACTCAGACGAGAGCCGCATCATCCGGATGATCAGAAACACGGACGGCACAATGAACATCGGAACATACCTTCCTATCGAAGAGGGTGGGCAGTACAACCTTCACGACAAGTCTGTTGTGATCATAGACGAGATTGTTGAACAGTGGGAAGCCAAGGGGTTTTTTACCACCTCAGCTCCAACGATCTACAAAGTCCGCGCCCAGGTGGTGTATGTACCAGAAGTTTCAAAGAAATAACAAAGAAATTTTTATATTTTTGTACCCACGATATGGCAAAGAAAAAAGTAACAATCGAATATAACCTAGAGGCAATGTCCTCTAGTATCACGGTCCCATTGCAGTTCAGAGGAACAATGGACTCCCTGCTGAGTGCATTCAAAATGAATGCATTCTCTGCCTATGATGTCGGCAGAAAGTTTTCCGGATTCGGGACCCACGACGATATCAAGACCATGCTTGAATTCCTTTGTTCAATAGGGATACTGGCAAAGATAGACAGCAAGGCTAAGGGTCTCTATCAGTTTACTTCTGACGAACTAACCGTTGCCAGGATCAAACAGACGTTAGACTACCTCAGCGGCCATGTCAAAGCTATCACTGCCTTGAAAGATGAAATAATGGCCCACTATGAAAAACGAGCCGAAGATTAGTAAAGTAGAGCTCACAATGTCTGTCTTCGGAGTCAGGCATTGTGTGGAGCTCTCCACTACAGGTCCGCCAAGCGACATCATCGGTGACTACATTGGCGATATCCGGAAGAACCATATCAACACCGCCAATATCCTCAGGGTAGATGTAGATGGGATTAATATTTACAAAAGCAACTCTTACGCTAGAATCGAAAGCATATGGCAAAGAAGAAACCTTCCGGAGTTAATGGCTCCGGATTTACTGTAGAGGACTGGGCTAGGCTAGCAGAACTGGCTGAGGAGCATCCGGTTGTATGGAGCGCTATGCAGGTTATTAAGACCGTGTTTAGCCGGGCTCACATCGAGAGCTACGAGACCATTAATGAAACGCTTGGTTTTCTCAATGACTCACTAAAGGAGATCTCCCAACTGCCAAAGGCCGAACGACCAAAGCTTCTGGACAATAACAAGGAAAAGGAATTCGATGCCATCCTCAAAGTGGTACAGTCGATTCCTAAAATCAATGCTGACCTGATCAACATGAGAAACGATCTGTTCAGCGAAGATGATGAAACCGGTTTGAATAACGACTCACTATCTGACACATGGGCGAACGACAAGAGAAAAGAATCCAAATAAAAGAGAAGCCAATCAAAGCGCATAAGAAGTTGACAGCCAACGAGATACGGCAGTTGATGTATAGTAACTTTGAGATCTATGGATTTTTTATAAGCGAAGGAAGGTTCCTTTTCGCCTTCTTTACATATATCGATCACGCGGGCAATCAGGTAATCACTTGCCGGTTATTCATGTCTACCATAGAGTTTCTACCCTACGAAAAGCGGGTGGAGCTCTATAAGGAGATGGCGCCATATCTTAAAAAGAAGTTTGTTAAGAATCCTCACCTGATGCCAACAACAGCTGATGAGATTAAAAAGTATATGGTATGGCGGGTTTCGAGCGTGGAAATATTATAGTAAAAGCCTCTGCTGGAAAGCACCAGTTCGTTAGAAAGAGCATACAGCACTTTATCTCTAACGAGAACGCCTTGAGGTATGTAGGGCTGCATCCGGACCTAACACCGGATGAGCTCTGGCCTGAAGAAGAGCCGCTGTCACTAGATGAGACCCTGATAGCTCTACGCCTAAACCGGCTTAAGAGGATGTACATTGACAATGAGATGTACGAGATCATGGAGTGCAGCGTGCTCAAGCGTAAGCAGAATGAGAAGTCGTACTGGGAGTTCGTAGAACTGCTAACCGAAAGCATGGAACTTCTAGGGCAGGGATATGTCAATGACATACTAGAGCCACTAGGGTTTAGTCAAAAGAATTACTGCGTAACTAAGCGAGTCAGATGATCAACATCATAACATCAGCAATGAAGGAGAAGCCCATTTTCGAATGGGAAGGGATGCCGACGTTTAGGAGCAAGAGCGAAGAGTCTGCATGGTGGGACCGGGAACGGAATCGTTGGGAGGTTGGGTTCGGAGGGCTCACTGGGCAGCACTACTTTACGATATCGCAGGGCACGTATAAGAACGCGTCCAACAAATACATCCGCCCCTCTGTGCGCGACGGGGATATGCTAGTCTTTGAGGAGTACAACGAATGCCGGCGGACGATGGAAGATCTATTCATCGCCAAACGGCGCGGGTTTGCATTGTCCAGTATTTTCGGAGCAGCCATCCCGATGCATGCATCCATCACATATCCTGGATCTACGAACCTGATCACATCTGCAGATAAGCCGCGACTAGAAGAACTCTACAAGGATAAGACCCTAGTATTCTATTCGGAGATGTCTGAAAAGATTAAACCGGCAATCGTATCCTCCAGGCAGCACGGCTATCTCCACTTCGGAAAGAAAGTCGGCAACGACATCACCGGGCTAAACTCAAAGATCCTGTGTATCCAAACAACAGAGGCGCCAAAAGACGCAACTGCTTTTGAGGCATACCGGGCCACAACAGCATTCATCGACGAGGTCTTTCTGCACACCCGGCCCGATGTTGTTGTCGCGTCATCCCAGGCTTCGCTTCAGGATGGATTCCGGAAGATCAATCCAATTGTACTAGGCGGGAGCTGCGGGGTTGCATCCACAGAAGGAGCTTCGCGCATGCAGGAGTACTGGCTAGATGCTCAGAACAATATGGTCAGGACGATCTTTATTCCCGGCACCCTGTGTATCGTAGATGCGCCAGAGCTGGATGACGAAGGCCGGCCAACAGGCAAGATGCTAAACTTCTGCCCCAACGGACGGAGTAATGAGAAGGCTGCGTTTGATTGGATCATGACCATGAGAGGCCGGTTCGAGAAGGCAAAGAACAAGAAGAAGCTCCTGCAGTTCATCAAAGCCTATCCGCTATCCATCGAAGAAGTGTTTGACGTCAACACCCAGGGTGTATTTACTGAGGATGTAATGGAGATCATACAGAGCGCTTCGATGAGGATAACTAGAGAATCATACCCTGTCAATAGATATGATCTTATAGAAGACGCCAGGGGCGCTATCAACGCCAGGGTGAACAATACAACAGGCGACTTTTACATCCTAGACCATCCGGTTAAGGGAATTGTGTATGGAGCAGGCAATGACCCGATCCCATTCGGTCAGACGGATGATATTACGTATCGGAGATCTGAGAACGCCATAGCCATTGGCGGCCTGTTGGAGTTGAAGATGCATGCATATTACTCCGAGAGAACCCACGATGCGGATATAGCCGCTACCAAGATGCTTCTTTTGATGAGGTATTACAACGACGCAAAGGTTCTCATAGAAAGAAATCGGGGAGGCACGCTCATTGACAAAATAAAAAACCATGGCTTTGTCAGGCTACTAGCTCCTCAGCCAAAGTTCCTAGGAAGCTCCGGATATGATAAGCGAGTAAAGCACGGATGGTACAAGGATGCGCATTCGTCCATTGTCGCCAATGCTGAGCTAGTAACATATATTACCAAATACGCTGATCGTATATACTTCAAGCGACTTATAGACGAGATTAAAGTATTCATTATCGAGAACACCGACGTTGCCGATGCATGGGTCTCCTTTCTTCTATACGCCAGGGACTACTACGAAAGACTTGCCAAGCAGTCAAACATGAACATGGTTGCTAGAGAAACGACAGTGGTGGTCATAAAAAATGGAGAGCGCGTGGTAGAGCGAAAGATTGTGTATACCCAAGAAGATGATTCTAGTCACTTAAACAGAAACGACGTTTTTAATCATGGAAGATGAATTTATTTTAAACGATCTTAGGTCCCAGTCACAGAAGGTTGTATTCACAAACTCAGACAGGGCAACCGAGATCGGTTACTTCATGAGGTTTGCGGAGTTCAAGCCAGAGGGGGTAAATGCCGTAGGGCTAGTTGCAGTAATAATTGATAAAACAGGTAAAGTTTGTTATCGTGAGCCAAAGTCAATCAGATTCGTATTCGAGTGATTCTGAATTAATCAGAAACGCTACACCGGCAAAAACTTTGTCGGAGCCAGTAAAGATATCAAACGCTCTTTACCAAGGAATGGACGGGATGAAGATCCCTTATCGCATTAACGTGCATACGGAGTATGAGGTCGTAAAGCATAAGTTAAAATTTAATGTTTCGTTTACCGGACATCAAACCAGGATTGAAATGATATTCAAAGGGGAACCGGATCTTCAGGAGATAAAAGCAAGATTAGACCGACTGGGCTTTTTATTTAAGAAAGTTTCATAGATTTGCTGATCGCTACTTGCTCGTGGGGATTGTATTTGGGGGAGCGCTGACCTAGAAATGGGTCAGCGTTTTTTATATAAAAAAATTTTTTGTTCCTTTGCACAATGGACAGGAGATTTTTAAATGTAAACTACGATGCTCCGGTTGAGATTCACTTAACCATCAGGAGCATTTGCGATAAGATCCTTATCGACTCAGGAGAGAAGAAGAGAATCCCGGAACTTTACCAGGATCTGGTGATCTACGCCATCTCCAACATCAAGTCAGGAGACAAGATAGAAACATCTGACCTATCCGGTCGGTCCGTTAAGACTATCTTCTACCTAGACAGGGAGCACAGGAGCCAGGTGATGTATCTCCTAGGAGGAGAGGAGTCTATGACCATGAGAGAGAAGTATGACATCCTTCTTGAATACAGTATCAAGAAGCTATACAATATGGAACTCATCAAAGGCGTAGCGAAATGAGCAAGAGATATTTCATAGGATGCGATCCCGGTCAGTCCGGAGGGTTCGTGGTGCTAGACCATGATCAGAACGTGATCTCCGTATTCAAGACCCCAGACAATCGAGTTGACTTTGTTGACAAGATGATGGATCTTAAAAACCTAGATGGACAGATATTCCTGATAAAGGAACGCGTGCATTCGCAACCAAAGAACGGCGGGAAGTCAAACTTCACATTCGGATATAACATCGGAGTCTTAGAAACATGCCTGACGGTGGCAAAGATCCCGTTTCAGGACGTAACTCCTCAGACCTGGATGAAGATGTACATGATGAAGAAAGAGAAGGAGGAAGCTCACACTGCATGGAAGAATAGACTGAAGGCAAAAGCTCAGGAATTATTCCCGGACCAGAAAGTGACACTGTGGAACGCAGATGCTTTTCTCATCGCCGAATTCTGCCGCAGATACATCAAGTGATCTTAGCTTCTGATTATAAGCAATTAAATGTATATTTGGTCCTTGTAAAGGGTTGAAAAATGGCTAAGAAGAATACTACGAATCTACCAAACTCAGACGTTATTAGTTACCAGCCTCCTAGGCAAGATCTTACCGAGAATCAGATCATTTCTGATTACGGTGGATGGGACGACTATGACCGTCAAATGATTCGATATTGTTCAACATTTTACAACCGGCCAAACGAATTTTACGACAGCTTCTACCAACAGCAAGCATCCGTCAAGTCGGCCCTATACAACAGAAGCTACGCTCCGGTCATTCAGATACTTGAAAATTACCGGTATTACAATGGCGAGCAGATCAACTTCAATTACTCTTTCCTTTCCAAGACAGTAAGTGGTGACGAGATCCCTGCCCCATTCATCCCAGGCCAGAAGATTTACCAGATCGTTGAGTACCTAAAGGGCTCATATGCTTCAGTTCTTCGTGGGGCAAAGATGCGATCTAGGTCTCTATCCAAAGAGGCAGGAGGGCGCCGTTACACGCGGATGACGCTAGCGATGTTAAAGTATGACAACAAAGATATCTTCGACTTACTAGAAGATACGTCAGGACTTGTTGTCGAACCGGTCCCGGAAGAGACGATGCAATCCAAAGAGGCAATTTATAAGTACATGGAGGAAACTCCATTTGAAACCTCCGAACGACTAGGTAACGATCTGCTTGAGTTCATCACAAGAGACAACGACTTCACTGGGAAAAGCATCCGAAGTTACTTCGACACAAAGGTAGGTAGATACTCTGGCATCATCTGCCGGGTATTGAATGGTCGAGTTGACCTTCAAACTATTCCAGGATATCAGTTGATCATAGACAATCGTGTAGATGACGACCTTAACTCCTTCGCCAGGTTCCGAGGGATGATCGAGTACCTGACCCCTGAAGAGATCTTTGAACGATATCCATTCAACGATGTAGAGCGAGAGGAGATCTTATCGAATGCCGGTGGACTGAATACGTTCATGGCTCCTTTCAATAGCTTCTCTGACCCTATAAACTTCCGATGGTGGTCGCCTACGAATCGTCAAATGGCTATTGTGTCCATGTACTGGATGCAGCTAGTAGACACTAGATACGTATACAAGAGAGACGCCAATAACAAGATCAAAATTCCATACGAATACAAGATCCTTAAAAAAGAAGATCCTCGATCAGGGGAGTTCTTTATCACCGTCCCTCGTCAAGGTGTTCTTATTGGGAACAAATACGTAAGGGACAATAAGTTCTGCGATGACGTAGTATACCATCCGTCAGACAAAAAGCAGCCACTCCTTCCTTTGCATATCATCTGTCCTAATATGGTAGGCGGAACCAGTAAGTCTGTAGTAGACCGGTTACGCGCCCATCAGGACATGCATGATGCTATCTCTTTGAGAATTCGTGATAAGATGGCCAAGGCCCACGGGAAGGTTCCGATTATCGATGGATCTCAACTTCAGGGAATGGGCGCCCTGGACCTGGAAGAAGATTTCAAGAAACTAGGATTCAGCGTTGTTAATTTAGCCAGCACAGAGGCAGGAGATCCCACTAGAGGTCCTTTGGTCCAGTATGCAGACTTTACCATGGACAACGACGTTCGTGCGCTGATCACATTAAAGCAAGAAGAAGAACGCCTGATGAATGATATGTACAACACGTCCCCTATCGTAATGGGAACGCAGCAGACATATACCGGTTACGGAACTCAGCAGGCTGCCATCTCCCAGGCTACAATGAGTATCATCAACGATACACAAACCCATATCCAGTTCCTATCCAACGTGCTTCAGTATGCCATTAACGTGGCGAAGAAGTACTACACATCCAAAGAAGGGCAGGAAGCCGCTAAGGATCTATTTAACGATAGAACCATTCACCTTCTAGAGATATCAGCAGACGCTCGGTTCGAGGACCTTTCTGTTATTGTTGACATCTTGGATAACATCGATCAAACAGAACGTAAGGAGCTGATGATGCTAGCACAGACGATCATCCCAACCGGCAACTTGGCCGCACTGGAAATGATGGTAGATCTATCTTCTCAACAAACCAAGACAGGCCTTAAGAATGCGATTGGATACATCGTATCTAGAGCTAAGCGCGAGGCGAAAGAGAAGGAAGATGCAATAGCAGCTCAGCAGATGCAGATGCAACAGCAGCAACTCGAGGCTCAGGCCGACATGCAAGAGTCTCAACTCGAAAGCAAAGAGTATGCAACCCAATCTACAAATGACACCAAGCTAGCTGCTAAAGCAATGGATCTTGAGGCGAAGGGAATTACTCCAGAAGGAGGAGCTCCGATGGCGCCACAAGGTCCGCAAGCCCCTATGTAAAGGAATAAATTTGTTTTTTACTAAATTCTCCATAAATTGCACCCATGAGCAAAGTAACAACGACAACCAATCCAGAAGAAGTGATCGACAATCAAGTGGTAGATCCAAATGTGGTAGACCCAGCAGCTCAAGCTGCAGCAACTGACGAACCAGAAGCTGTAGATCCAGCCGTTGATCCGAATGTCGTAGCAGCCGATGACGACGATATCTCTGATGACGAACTAGACGGATTTGTCCGGCCCTCATTCTTTTCGAATACAGGCGTAGCTGCAGCAGACCCGGCTACTCAGGCGCCTACGGATAGCCAAGAGCTAGAACGACTTCGGTCTGTCGAGCAGGATTACCTTTCATTGAACTCGGACCCACTAGTGGAAGCTGCGTTCAATTTCCGCAAGTCAGGAGGGACTGATGTCATGGCGTTCGTAAACGAACTCACTGGCGGATACAAAGACATCAACAAAATGTCGATGGATGAGATGTATGAGACCAATTACCGTAACGGTATTGCGAAAAGATACAATCTCACAGAAGACGATATCGAAGAAGCCCTAGAGGACTTCAATAACCTGTCAGCTGCAAAGAAGGCAGAGATAATCGATCCGATCCGCGAAAAGCTGGAAGCGGAATCGAAAAACGGAATTAAGACCCTCAGCGAAAAGTTCGCTGGTCAATATAAAGGTCAAGAAGAGAAGGTCAAAGCATTCGAGGATAGAGAGCGCAAATCTATCCAGGATCTTGACACTAAACTGGATGCATTAGTAGGCAAGACACTACACAGAGTTCAAGTAACCACTGAGATGGCAAAAGAACTACGCGAGTCCGCCATGAAGTTTGCAATCCGAAATCCAGAGACCCTGGAAGCAGATGTTGACGCCACCATCTCAATGTGGATGTGGATGCTCAATGGCGAAAAGGTTCTCAAGCAGCACATTCGTTACGGTCAAAACAGAGGACTGGAAGCTGGTGTAATCGGTAGGTCGAATGGAAACGCAAGCCCGATTAAGACCAATAGCTCATCAGTTGGATCTGGAAGTGACAAGTACGAGCAATTAAAACAAAAGACTGGAGGCAAACTGCCTCGAGTCGGGAACTCATCTCCAACTAATTAACAACGAAAATGGCTAATCAAGTTTCGAACCTCAATATTGAGGACAATCTATACAGCCGCGCTCTGAATGATCGTAATGATTTCAGCCGAGTATATGACCTTTCTGGTGGTTACTCTAAACTGTTAACAATCATCAACATCCTGAACGCCGGTAATTCAAAATCAATCGATACTGATAAATACGAAAAATCATTCATGACGAATGGTTACGTAATTTCTCAGATTGCATCTTCAAGCACTTCAGGTGCGAATGTTATCGTTGTATTGGCAGACCCAACTTACGATAACTTCCGCGTGAATGACCTCGTTATGTGCGAGTCTTTGGAAGTTCAAGGTATCGTCGTTGCTAAAACACCAGGCTTGGTAACAATTACGCCAGCTCCAGGCGGAACAACTACAGCTCAACTAGCTGCTGAATTCGTATTGAATAAATTCATGAAAGCATATGGCGATGCGCAACCTTTGCGTAACTCCGTAGGTCGTGAGTCTCTTTACCAATTCCCGGATGTTGACTTCAACTACACTCAAGTTATTCGTGAGAGTACTTCAGTGAGCCGTCGTGATAAAATCAAGTCCCGCGTTATGTGGGAAGGCGGAATGTGGTGGGAAGCTCAACAGCCTTTGGCAATCGAAATGATGCTTAAGCGCAAGGAGTTCATGTCCCTATGGGGTCGTCGTGGAAAAGGAACAATCAATGGACAAGAAGTGAATACCAACGGTGGTATTGACTGGGCGATTAAAGAGCGTCCTGTTGGACGTGGCGTTTATTACCCACTTGCTTCGTTGCCATCCGAATCTACATTCGAGAAGTTCTTGTCTGATGTATACGATCGCAAAGCTCAACAAGGAGAGAAATTCTTGATGATGGGCCGAGGTATGCTTCATCATATCCAGAAGAACTTTACTAAAGACTTCATCCAGTATGCAGGTACATTGAACACGTTCGGTGGCTCTGATGTTACTGGCTTGAACGTAATGCAGTACAGCGTTGCTGGCATGAAGTACAACTTCATGGAAATGCCTATCCTGAACGACCCAGACTTCTTCCCAGAGGCAGCAGGCGTACCGGGTGCTAACTTCCGTAAGCGTCAGTACGATTGCTATTGCCTTGACTTGGATCCAATCCCAGTAAAAGGTGGCGGAACAGCTCCGGCTATTGAGAAAATTCACTTTGGTGGAAGCGAGTACTACGAAGCGTTTATCGCAGGTATGGACTCAGCACCTTCAGGTGGTGTTTCTGACAGTGCTATTCAAGCGGCAGCTGCCACTCGCGTAGTTACTGATGTAGACAACTCTACATATCACGTTATGTCCGATTGCGGCTATGACATGATCGGGAAATTCTCTGGTAAAATGGAGCTTATCTAATCTTTGTTTAACTTTTAAAAACTAGAAAAATGAGCTCAACACAACCATTATATTTGTTCCTTAATACGGTACAAGCCGCAGGAGCAGATGTTGTAGTATCTGAAGGTCTTGCGACCGTAGGCGCATCTACAAACATCAGCCCAGCAATGCGTGTTCCGTTAATTTCGGACATCGCCCTTAAAACAGGCGCTGCAGCTGTTGCTCGTCAACAAACTGCATTGATCGCAGGGACTCCATCAACTGCTGGCACAGCATATTCGCTACAAGTAACTCAGTTACTAGGAAGCCAATGGACAACAGTCTATGCGTCGTATGTTACAGTTACTGGCGATACTGCTATTATCGTAGCAGGTAAAATTGCATCTGTGCTAACAAAGCTTATTTCAACCGGAGGAATTGCATTAGCATCTGCTGCTAATTCTGGAACAGCTACGATCACAATGATCGGATCTGCAGGAAATCCTCTGTTTGTTTCAGCTGCCTTGGAAGGAACAATCACAATCACTCAAACCGTTGCAGGAAACGAAGCGGCTGGAGTAGGTTCTGATTTGATCGCCGAAGGAATTGTAGGAGTAGAAGCTCAACCAGTAGCGGCTACAGTGTACAGCCTGGCTCTTTTTACATACGGTAATCCAGTTAATTCTGGAAACACTATCGTTCGTAATCAAGATGGCATCTTGTATGTGTACTACGATTCTGCCTCAGCCAATGCAGCTGCGTTCATCACAGCAGGTATTGCAGCTAAATTGACTACAATTACATCTGCTACAAATGCAGGTTTAGCCGTGTCAGTTCCGCAAGACTAATCTGTATACAGATTCTAACAAAGGGCCGGGATTCGTTCTGGCCCTTTTTGTTTCTAGCAAATAAATAATAAAAATATTTATATCTTTGTATCATAAACTAAAACGTAATGGCAAAAGAAACACTTGTACTGATGCCTTCTGGGCTATCAGGATCTGGACTCAGAATGTTCCAGTATTCATACTACGATAGCGCAAAGCGCAAGCAGGTGAACTTCTTAGTGAATGGTACCGTCTATGAGGGATCGCTAGCTATCGGACGTGATCCAAACCAACAACGAGAAGAAAAGAAGATTTCCTTCGATGCTACAAACTTGAAGTATTCGATCTCATACGATACTGATGAGAAGACCTCCGCAGATTATATCGAAGCTCAGTTCATCATTAACCATCCAAATGTATTCAGCTCAAGTGGAAAGCAGAACGCAAACTACTCCGGGAAGACGCTTTGGATCGCAGAGCTTCAGCAGCAGTCGATAGAGAACTCATACAACGACATGCTTAAGCGCCTGGATGTAATGAACACATTCCTTAAGATGTCTCCTTATTCATGGAGAGAATGTGCATTTCGCTTCGGAGTAAACCCAACCAAGAAGGGGCCTCATGAAATCGCGGCAGAGCTTGTCAATACAAAGAATGGAGTCATCCTTCAGACAATCGAAAACTGCGAGGAATTCTTTAAATGGAAGTCTACTTTCCACAAAGACGATCCGAAGTCTGTAGCAGAAAAGGCGTCTGCGCTAGGTATCATCAAACGAGACAACGAAACGTACAAGTTTGACAACAATCCTATCGGAAGAACCATTGATGAGGTTACAGCGGCGCTTACCGCTGACAGAACAACCCTTCGTCAGGTGATCAAAGACATTGACTCCAATGACTATGATCTAGCAGATTACATCGAACGAGTGGAGCTTCACTTCCCGAAAGAATACGACTCCTCTGGATCAATCAAGAAGGTTGACCCTATAAATAAAGAAGAAGTCGATCATGTCTCCGCGGCACTGGAGTCTTCCGAATCGACCTCCAGGTCGCCAAAGAAGACCATCACAGCATAATCGCTCAACCAAACACTAAAGCTACCAATCGGTAGCTTTTTTGTTTATATTTGATTCGCAAATTCATTATATGGCAACTCCTAAAAAACACCCAGGATTCAAGGCTGTACAGAAGAAGATCGCCGCAAAGCAAGGCATCTCGATGGACCGAGCAGGAGCGATCCTGGCGACTTCAGCTCGAAATGCATCTCCAGCAGCTAAGCGTAAAAACCCAATGCTCTCTCATGTAAAAGGGAAAGCAAAAAAATAGCATCATGCCTACTAAAAAAGGGCTATACGCCAACATACACGCGAAGCAGAGTCGAATCAAAAAAGGATCTGGTGAAGTTATGCGAAAGGTTGGATCCAAAGGAGCACCAACAAATAAGGCATTCGTTAAATCAGCAAAAACAGCTAAAATAAAGTAACCATGGCAACTAAGGCAATGATGTCATCACCTAAGAGAGATGGTGGTATCCCGAAAACGAGAAAGTCCTTATTTGGCAATAAGGAGATCACCACATCACGCGATAAGAATCCCAAGACCAATCTTATTGTAAAATCTAAGTATACAAAAAGTCCTGACGGAACCTCCAAAACAAAAATAGTTGAAAAGAAGCCGGGCCCTTTCGCAAGAAAGGAAACCACAACTATATACAGAGGTACTAATCAGGATGATGTAATGACTGAGAAAAGGATTAGAAAGAAAGGCGTCCTGCCAAAAGTCAAGACAACAACGACCGATAACTTAATGAGAGAGAAGTCAGTAAAGAAAAACTTTCTTTACAAACTAGGAAGCAGAGGAGAGCGGAAGAAAATGAAAGGCGACGTAAGGGGTGAGTCAGAGCGATTTACACCAAAAAACTGCTTAAAGGGAAGTTGTTCTGCAGGTTTAAAAAAGTAACAAACCATTTTAACAAAATAATCATGGCAATCAAAAAAATGAAAGATGGTGGACCAGGTAAACCATCAAAGGGCTCGTCAGCGTCAAAGTCATTGATCCCTAAAAAGCCGTTCAAGCAACCAATGACAAATGCTCAGACAGATGCAAATAATGCATTTACTGATAGACGAGAGCGTCGTCAAATGCGTACTGCCGTTGGAGGGGTCGTTGGAGGTACACTAGCAGCCCTGGCGAACACACCAGGAGGCAGAAAGGCCATTAAAAAAGGAGCAAAGGCAGTAGTCGGCGTTGCTAAGAAGATCGGCCCAGCAGTAAAGAATCTAGTTCAGAGAAACAAGGATTTCATTTCAAATCCTGAAACAGGAAAAATGGAACGCGTCCCTCGCGCCAAGAAGGCAAAAGTTGAAACCAAATCTAAATAATTCTCTATCATGGCAAAAATGGTAAAAGAAAAAAAGACCGGTGAAATGTACTCTAGCAAAAAAGCTATGATGAAACATGAGAAATCCGAAGGCCCTAAAATGCGGGCGATGGAATATGGCAAGAAGAAAGCAGGTAAGGCTGCTCCTGGGAAGTCAAAGAAGATGTGCTAGTAGCTCATCTTTAGAATAGTTATATGCGACACATGTAACATCAAAAGGGCGCTTCGGTGCCCTTTTGTATTTGGCGCTCTTTTGATTACATTTGTTTCATGACAGGCCAGGAAATAAACAAACTATTTGAGCAACAGATCGGTCAGACATACTCTGGCATTGAGGATATCTTCAAAAAGCAAAGAAGATTCGATCGGGCGCTAATCGATGCCATCGAGGATAAGTATGGAAAATACGCACTGGACCAGCAGTACGAAGAACTCTCTTCATTCATAAAGACAGAAGAGCCTATGTCAATTGACCCGGGTTCAACTAATGAAGTGTCATTGATCACCAATAAGATTAATCACATCTTATCTGCAAAGGCAAAGTACTACACCCTTTTAACAGATACAGTCATTGTCAGCGTGTCGAATACCACCCCTATTATTGTGGAGCTATTCAATCCTAACAATATCAGAAAGGGAGATAGGTTATTGATAACCGGTATCGCTGGCAATACAGCAGCAAATGGCGAGCATTACGTAACGCCATTGAATAGATTTAAGTTCGCTTTGTACAGCACCCCTGGCACCGGTAGTCCTGTTGCAGGAAACGGAGACTACGCTCCATCCGCCGGTGTTTCTATTTCAAAAGTCAGCTACAATTACTGCCAGCTAATAAAGGCAGACGAAAAGATTTCAGCATGGAAGACCGGAACAAAAAGGTTTCCATTGTATGAGTATTCCGAGACCTTTGCCAAGTTCTATCCTAACGATGCGCTAGAAGGGTTCCCTGCAGAGGTAACGATGAACTATGTGACATCTGATGTTAGGACCATAGATCTTACTGATGGAGTCTTCGATTACACAACAATATACCCTGAGAAATTCATTTACAACGTGATCTCGTTCGCAGCTAAAAGCTTTGATCTGTCTTTCAGAGATTATACGGCAGCTCAAGCAGCTAACCAAGATATAATGACCAACCCATGACGAGAAAGCAGTATACCGACCTTTTGTTGGCCGAATTTGTTGGAGGGGATGTTTATGACGAGATGCATGCAAGCGTTCGTCTGGTAGCCGGGCTATTGGATATCGCAAGAGAGCAGGCAATCATCACATACGTAACAAAGAAGAAGACCATCCCGGCGCAGCTATATCAGACCACATATCCTTTGTTCAAAAAGGACTTGCAGTATGATCCGTGCTTCACCGTATTCGGAACAAACTCATCGGTCATTCAACTAGACGCAAGCAAGGACGGTATGGGCTATATCGGAGGAGCGGATGGCGTTACGCCGTATATCCGCAGCCACGATCAGACAGAGCACGCTAACAGCATGCAGCATCCGATCATGGCCATGATAGCCAACAAGAATCCGGTGGCCATCTATATCCCGGAATTCAGCCTGATCAAGATCAATAAGACACCCGGGAAGCTCCCGAAAAGAATAATGCTATCTGCCGTATTTACGAATCCGGATATGATACCAGAATATAACGAGGACGTTGATGACTATCCTATCACAATGGAGATATTCACAATGGCCAAGGATTACCTTCTTCAGGTAGACATCAAGCAGCTAATTGCAACCAACACCGATCCTAAGAATAAGCGATGAACAGAAGCATCTCTACACCGGTAAGTTTAAAGGCGGTAATAGCATCCGCAAAACAACAGTTGAGAATCGCCTCGACTAACGAGCACGATCTTATGCTATACCGGTTGGCGGATGAGTCCATTGGACAGATAGGTGCTCTTGATGGATTTGTGAAGACCACCAGATGCTTTGATATCGAAGATTATCGATTCGAGCTTCCGGAAGGATTTATACGTCCAATCGCTATTCGCTTAGTGGGAACGCAGACCGATGGAATTGCCGGCAATGTCCTTTACTTCGATCAAGACTTCTTGCGTCAATGTGATTGCGAGGACACTGAGTACAGAAACTTCCCAGACATCTCGGCAACCGGTCAGATATCAAACGGATACTGGGTGTTCAATACCGATATAACCGCCACACAAGCCGTTATGACGTATTACGGAAGAAACCTGGACGAAGATTGCTTGATGATCATGTTCGAGCAGCAGGAGCGAGCTGTGAGGGCCTATATCTGTTGGAGCTTCTGCAGAACCTTCTTTGATCTGTATCCGCGTGACGTGCGTGCCGATTATCAGAGCGAATGGACTGCTCAGAGACGGTTCCTAATTGGAGATGCAGTACAACGTGACTTCCGGAATAAAAGAACTCAGATCGGCTCAATTGCAAGCGCTATCATTAGTAACCATAACTTCTCCATCTAATGGCAAATGTTCAATTAAGATCATTTGGGGGTTTGAATACAGACTCCCACATTCAGGATATTCGCAATGGCGACTATACGGATGCTAAAAACATTGATCATGTAAGCACAGCTGATGGGGAATCCCTTGCCATAACACCGCGTGTTGGGAATGAATTTGGGTTTAGTTTAGGAGAGATAACAAGACAAAATAAAGTATACATCTTTATTCCTCCAACAGAATTCCCCGAAGGCGGATTTGTCATTAGCTTTTTTAGAACAGATCAAGTAACTGAATTGATACCTGATTTAATCATAGAGGGGGATAATGTAAACTCAATACGTAGTCAAGTTACTCAGCATTTCCAGACATTTAACATATCTGTATACCTACAAGATGGGGGAGAATTTAATCCAGCCTTGTCGTCTTATGCAGGATCTTTTGTTGTTGTTCCTGGACAAGGAAGTGAGATCGGTTTTTGTTATGACTATATTATCGAAAGCACAGGAACAAATATCCTAGACATACAGATAGTTCAGGAAGCAATTAGTCCATCAAGAAGTGGCCTGCTAGAGGTAGTGGGCAGCAAAAGTATTGGAAATGACTTATTCATTATTTCAACATCTAAAAGAGATAAGCCTTTCAATATAAACGCCTTAGATGTATTATCAATCGGAGGAGATGTATACATAGTTCCAGAGACTCAAGACTTTGAGCATATAAGTGGAATTGAAATATACATTACAGGAGTCCCAAGTGTACCGCAAGTTAACGGAATGTTTATTGCAATATTTGAATTGCAGCCATCTGGCTTATATTGGATTAGACTTTTTAATACATACATAGATCCGGCTACTTTAGTTTATCAAGGAGGAGGTATAATAGAATTCAATCCACTTGGAATTGGAGAAATAGGAGTAGCTCAAAAGGATGAATCAAAAAATACATGGGAATACACCAGGCTCTTGAGATCAAAAGAGCTGAACTTGTTTACATATCACCAATGCGAGACACAGGGTGAGGTGTCTTCAAACTTGAGGTCAATCTATTTTACTGACAACTTCAATCCACCAAGATGCTTTTACTATAAATCAAAAGCTCCATACATAAAAGACGGTGCCGTAAAAGTCATAAATCCATTATACGGAATATACAACTACGAATCTATAAATACCCAGACAAGGCACATCTTGGGCCAGGGCCTTATGGACATAAGTTATGAAACACAGATCCAGAATGGAGGGTCTCTTTATGCTGGGAATCATAGGTACTTTGTTAGAGGAGTATTGTCTGATGGATCATATACAGACTGGTCACTACCTTCAAATCCAATCCCTGTATACAATTCATCTACAACAGATAATCCGTATAAGATAGTAGGTAATATAGAGGGATCTCAAACAGGAAAGCAGAATGTAATTCGCATATCAAATATAAACTCAGCAGTTTACGATTACATCGAGGTAGCTGCTATTGTTTATGTGAATATTACGTTTGACGCTACTCAATATGGAATATTCGCTAAACTAAAAATAGCTGCTGGACAAATCGAAATTGTCGTTAATCATAATGGAGGAGAGAACGTAGTAGAATTAAATCCAGATGAACTTAGTGTTCAAACCCAAACATACGCAACAGCTAAAAACAATGAGCTTCTAGACAATAGGTACATACTGTCAAACTTAAAAGACGGGGATACTTATGATATTGACGACTTGTTTGAAACGGCTACGTATTCGCTAAAATACAAAACAATCCAAGGGCCAGGGGTATATCCTGACATTACATTTGGGGGATTCCAAGACCCGTCGAATGTATTCAATTTTACCGGATACATGTTAAATGAGACATACAGAATAGGTGCTAGGGTTATTTATAAGAACGGAGCCGTTAGTCTGATAAGGAAGTTATTTGACGTAACGATCGATGCAGAACAAGATAGCACCGACGGAAGAAGGACCTCAGGACTTAGTGATTATGGTCTTTATGGATTCAATGGAGAGTACAGAGTGCCATATATCGAAGTATCTGGAATAGACATAAGCAATAAGCTACTCTCTGGCGTATTGGCTAGTGAAATAATTGAAAGAGTCGAGTTCTTCAGAGCCGAGGTTTCAAACCCTACAATCATAGGTTCTGGTTATGCTGTGTTGCATGTTAATTGCATATACGAAGGATCTCAACCAATACCAGGAATACCAACACCTCCGGAAGACGATGGAGGTATGGTTGTCTTTTCTCCCAAGTGGCTAAAGGTAGCTCTTCCATCATCGATAGTATATAATTTTACAATAGAGCTAAACCAGCTACCCGCTCCTATTGCACAGATGCCATATAATGATTTTGGAAGGGGTATTATAGACTATGAATTTCCATTTATATCTGGATTTTATCCTAGTAGCCCTACTCCGACACCTTTGCTTGTACCTCAATCACTATACATACCTGATGACATAAGGTATTACGACCCAAGGTACACGCAAGGTCTTCCTCCAAACAATTCATCAACCGGATATATATGGAATGATACCGTTTCTAGTATTTATTTGATTGATGATATTGTAAATGGAACTCAAACGAAAATATCCGCAGGAGACGTATTGGTAAATATAGGGCAACCGGATAGATTTGCAGAGCAAGTTGACACCTCAATGATCCCTAATAATTATTATAGATCATTAGTTACAACTAGTTTTTTTTTAAATAAAGAAGAAATAGGAATAACAAGGAGCGAATTATTAACTCCAGAGGCTCCTATTTATTTTGAAAATAACTGGGTATATAAAAAATTTGGTAAAACTCAATCATACACAAGTGGTGTATTGAAGTCGTATTTTAAAGCATACTCTAACAACCCTAGCTATGTAGTTAAAACAAGTCAACCTCCTTCTAATATGATGGGGTATATTGACAATGGGGTTAGGTATATCCAAATAAAAAGAAATATAGAAAATCAATATTCACAAAGCAACGAGGATCAGTATATTTATCTAGGTGCGCATCAGTCAATAAAAACAAGTAATGTTATTGATTTGTTCGGAGGAGACGCGTTCACGACTCATACATATCTTCGTCATTTTATTGCAAATGAAAATAAGCTTCCTGACCAAGAATGGGCAAGAGGAGACTCTCAGGGACTTACTTTCTTAGCACAGACAAGAACAAATCCACACCTTCTATATAAGCAAGAGAACGTACGACTCTGGCCATGGGACGCTCAGAATCTTACGACAAACGCTCTCAAGATGAAGAATTATTTCGAGAGCACTAACTTGGATGAGTACTTTTATAATTCTGGGTATAACATTAGAATGGAATTGGCATATCGCGCAGGATTCTCTATAGGAGAAACATATGCAACAGACTATCCTACCCGGATAATATATTCAGACTCCAAGCCACAGACAGCCAAGACAGATTTTTATAGAAGATTCGGAGTCTTTTCATACGCTGACCTTGACTCTTCTTTTGGGGAGATTAACAGTATGAAGAATATTAATGGAGAATTGTTTACCCTTCAGGTAAGTAAGTTCCAAAAGCAATTCTTCAATACAAGAGGAACCCTTAGTGTATCTGACGGAACTCAGGTTGTACTAGGAGATGCAGGTGTTCTTTCTCGCCCTGGAATTACAATAACAAGCTACGGATGCTCTAATAAATGGTCTTCGTTCCTAGGAAGATCAGCAGGAGGAGATGACGTTTTATATTGGTACGATGAGGTAAATAAAAAACTGATGAGATTTGGAGCAGATGGAGCCATTCCTATATCCGACAGATCATCAGTAAGAACAATGGTACTCAATGGCCTTAAGTGGATATTGGACTTTGACTCTCCGGCAGATAATTATGGTATCCATGGTATTTGGAATCAAAGACTAAACGAGGCTACGTGGACATGCAGAGCCTATCGTAAGGAAGATATTATATGGTCCGAGTCTCAAACAATACCAGCTGGAAGCATAGTCATTTTAAAGGACGAGCAAAACTTTCTTAATTTCGAAAAAACTGCAGTCCTTTATGTATGCACCAATACACATGTAGCCACTCAGAGCAAGAAGCCTGGCGTCGGATCTCTGTGGACTCAATATTACACACGACCATCGATAGACGACCCAGAATACTACAGCATCAAAACAATCACATGGAACGAGTCAAAGAACAAGTTTATCAATAGAGACGAAACGCCTCATCCAAGGATCTATTTAAGATGGAAGGACACGTACCTATCCCCTCGGCCGGCGGATGAGCCAAACGCTATCTATGAGCATAACGAAGGAGAGTATCTCCAGTGGTATATGCTAGGCGGGCAGTCTCAAACTGAACCTGGGTTCATTGATGTGATATTCAATATCGATCCAAATACAACCAAGCAATTCATATCCCTGATATGCAATAGCGAGATTGTACCTAGCAGAATAGAGGCATTCACTAAGAACCATTCTACAGTGATGACTGCCGGTGAATTCCTAGAGCAACTAGACCAATACGTAGCTCCGATACCTAATAATATCCAGAACGGAAGCACGGGAGAGGATAACACCTTCCTGTATGGACAGTGGATAAAAGTCCGGTTCTATTTTGATCCATTGCAATTCCAGCGCCTAACAAATATCGTTTTGAAATTCAATCCGATGGCTAGACTATGGAACAGTTAACTATATTTGTAACAAGAAAAAAATAAAATAATGGTCCTTTCTAGTTTGATTAATCTCCCGAAAGGGATGGGGAGAAGCGACTCTGATTTGATGGAGCCAATGGCGTATAGGACAGATCCAGCAGCGCCTCCAGGAGACGGTAAAGGCATACTAGGGTCTCTAAATCCATACGGAGCAGCCCTCGGCGCCCTCGGCACCGGCATTGGAATGATAACAGATGCCGTACGTGTAAGAAAGGCAAAACGTGAGCTAGCTAGAATGGGGTCCCGTCCAAAGGTATCCGTACCACAGGAGGTAATGGCCGCATATCAGAATCGACTCAAGAGATCTAAGATGTACCAAGGGTTTACCCAAGCAGAGACTGCACAGGCCACCAAGGGTATCGCAAGATCAAACGCAGCGATGGCTCAGAGAGCTCAAAATATGGGCGGATCAGCTCAGGCCATGCAGACAATGATGGGCAACCAGGCTGCAAACGCATACTCAGGATTAGCTGCTCAGTCTGCTCAAATGAACAGAGCTGGCCAAGCAAGGGATTTGTCAGCAGCCGACATGCTAGGCAGTCAGGTTGGTGGATATCAGACTGAAAACCAAAGACAGGCAGGAGGGCAGTGGGACACGAAGGTGTCTACGCTAGGGGCTCAAATGCAGCAAGGAAACCAAGGCATCAGTAACTCCCTACAGACTATGGCTGGCCTAGGCTGGCAAAGCGCAATGGCCGCGGACGCTGGAGATACAAACTACAACACATACAATACAACAAAACCATAAGATGGCAGAAGAAGGTCAGGCGCTGTCTTTAGGCACCGCCATTGGATTAGGATATAAGACTAAGGATATCGGTCCTCAGTTACTGAAGTTCCAGGCGGAGCAATTGGCCACCGGATCTGCAAGAAAAGCTGCTGCTCACAAGCAGAAGCAATCTGAGTACGATAAGATATACAATGACATAATCAAGATAGACTCATCTTTCGCTCACAAAGGAGTAAAAGGACTTCTTGACAATGACACAAAAGAAGCGATAACCAAACTGAATAAAGGCATTCAGGAAGGGGCGTCTCCTCAAGAATTAATGAGCACGCTTTACGACTACACTACAAAGGTAAACTTTAGAAAAATTCAGTCTAAAGAAAGAGATGCCATTGAAAAAGATAATTACGAAGGCGCCCCGGTACCTCAGATACTTATATCCGCTGCCGGAAGAACCCAAGATGGAGATATCGCCTTAATGGTAAATGAGAAACTGACAATGGAGGCGATGGGTATTTCGCAAAACACAGATCCAGGGACAATAGGATATCAAGCCCTTCCAAAAGAAGGGGCAGAGACCGCTCTTAATACTATAGATTTCAGCGTCCCGGCATTACAGGGCATGGCTGATGTAAAAAAAGAAGTCCGTACAGTAAAAGGAGAAAAAGGATACCAGGACGTTGTTACTACCAATTACATCCCCTCTGTAGATGTATACAAAAATCTATTGGAAGGCGAGCTGTCAAAGCAGAACCAACTCGCTGCAGAAGTAGTTCGAATAGCGAAAGCAGAAGGTAAAGATGAGTCGCAATTGTTAACGGAACTCATAACCAAGGCACAGGCTGAAGGAAGACAATATAATAATAGCCAGCTATTGAAAGAAAAGGTAATAGACTATTACGTGACTAATAAGTTTCCTACTTGGCAACAACAAAAAACAAAGGCTGTTCAGATGACTGCTATTACTCCAACCAGAAGCTCCGGTAGAGACGGCGACAACCCTAAGCCGAACCCGGCAGAGGTCCCTGTCTACCAAAGCGAATTCATAAGCCAGCCGCTTAGGAGGTTCATGAATACAAAAAAAGCACTAAGCAGCAGTATGAACTCGATGTCTGATTCTCAAATTATAGAATTATTCAAAGATCCAAGTAAGATAAAAAACGCCACGGCTAGAAAGGAGATGGAGGTTATTAAACAAGCCTGGGATATCCAAAAAGCGTCTCCATATGCAAACTATCCATCGGCCTCGGTGTCAGCTGGAGGTGAAGACATAAAATTAAGAAACGGAGCTACGATAAAAATAGATCAGCTTTATTTTGTTCCGGATCCAAAGGTAAAGGGAGGAGGAACCTTCCACGCCAAAGGTTCCGCGAATGTTACGCAGGGAGGAAGGGTCGTTAATATCGAAGACAAGGATTACGAGCTTCATGTAGATGACATACAGACGCTACAATCTAAGACCGGAGGATCAGCAGGAGCCGTGTATAAGACCGCTCTACTTAACTGGGACAACTCTGCCGAAGGTAATAATGTTCCGACGATTGGAGGGTATGTTGAGGCTATTAAGACTGGTAGAAGGTCAGCAAAGTCAGCAGTAGCTCCAGCGGGGAAAAAGAAAAAAATAACAGGAGTTGGAGGCAATTAATTCCCATTGAACAAAACAAGCAAATAAAACACTGATGCCGAACGAAGACGTATTGCTGAATATATGGAATGCCGCCAAGGATACATATGAACTTGGAGATTTTGATTCATTCAAACAGGATATGAATGACCCAGCGGCTCGGTCTAATTTCCATAAAGCAGCAGCAGCTGACTTCGACATAGGCGATCTTGCATCATTCGAGTCAGATCTAGGTTTCAGTAAGCCAAAGAAGAAAGCTCCTCCACTCCCGTCAAATCTTAATCCTCAGCAAGTAAAGTCTTACCTGAGCCGATACGGAGGGAGAGACATAACGGATAACGAAGCAGCCGATTTATCATCGATGATCAGCGGTAAATCAACAGACGAAGCTCTTCTTATCACCACTGATTATTTTAAACCGAAGGTTACCGCTCCGCCAATGGCTGGAGTAGGGGTAATGCAAACCGGTTACCAGGCTCCTGAGCAACCTTTGGTGATGGCTCCTACACCGGAGTCTCAATACCAAGGCGCAATGCCTGAGCAGGTTGATTTAGGGTTCGAGACAGTAGCACAAGAGATCGCTAGACCAAAGAGCGATGAAGAGGTGAAGGCCAACATCACGAACACGATGATGGATGAATACTCTAAGGCAGATAAAGACCTAGATTATATATTCAAAGGCTTAGATTCTGGGTATCTAGACGTAGAGTCTCAGGCTCTAATCAAGTCATTGACACCTGATTATACCGTTCCGATATCGGATATGAATGATCAGCAGAAAGAAGATGTTAAAAACAGACTGAAAGCACTTAAGTCCGGGGAAAAATCCGCAAAATTAATAACAAACCTAGCAACTGTAAAATCTCTACAACAAGAGACTACGAACAATATTGCTAAGCTTACACAAGAAATAAATGACCTTAATACAAATCCTCAAGCAGATCAGTTAGAGGTTAAGAGAAAACAAAAGGAACTAGATGATCAGATCATAATCAACCAAGTCTCCAATAAAACATACTATCCTGTTCAGCAGGAGAAAGAACGCAAAGCAATATACGACTCACAGGAGGCGTTAAGAGCACTCCCATTAATAGATCGGTTTGGAGTACTTAAAAAGCAGGCGGCTATTAATATAGTCGGCCTTGTGCCAACCGTTCTCAATACTGTAGGGGAGATTGTGAATAAATACTCCACAGAGGGCCTTGTTACAAGGTACATTAATTCATCAATATCAGAAAAAACAGGAATTGATTTTACTAAAGCCAGAATTACAAATCCCGAAGGAGAGTACCTTAAGAATCTAGCGGAGACTCAAAAGAAGGATCTTCAGAAATACAAAGAAGCCCAGCCTGAATATCTTGCAACTACAGTCAGTATCTTGGATGGACTTAATTTCGCAAACGTCGGCCAGGCTGGAGGTCAGTTAGTAGGGTCAATGGGAGCTGTAATGCTGGGAACGGTAGCAGCAGGTCCTGCGGGTGGTTTTGCAGCCGGTTATGCTTTGGTTTACGGAGACGCTGTAGACGAAGCGCGAAAAGCGGGATATAGCGAAGACGAGGCTGAATTATACGGTCAAATACTTGCAGTTGGATCAGGTATACTGGAAGAAGTTCCAATAGCAGGTTTGTTGAAAGGATTCACAAACTCAATGCTCAGAAAAAGCGTACTAAGACAAATTAGAATAGACTTAGCTGCAGGAATACCTAAAGACCAGATTGCAAAGAAGATAATTAATGGAGCACTTAACTCAGGGGCCGAGGCTCTGGTAGGAGGTATTCCAGAAGCGGTGACAGAGGTGTTGCAGACTGGTCAAGAATATGTAACCAAGTACGCTTTTAACGAACTAGCAAAAGACGAAGAAGACATAGGGTTCGAAATCCCGTCTCTTAAAGAAATAGGAAAGCAATCCGTTGAATCATTTGTTCTTGGCTTCTTTGGTGGTGGGTTTACGGCAGGTGTCGGTGAGGCATTCTCCGGAAGTGAGTCATATAGCAAGCTGGCGTTGGCGGCAATAAGAGACAACGATCGATTCAATAACCTCAATGTGGTTGCTGATGGACTACTTGCTTCAGGTAAAATAACACAACAGCAGCGCGATAGCTTTGTAGGTAACCTAAAGATTGCCGTAGAAGCGAAAGCATCTGTTCCGAAATATATCAAGGATGACAATGTCCGCCAGCGTGCCATCGAACTGATCCTTAATAAAAAAGAGCTAGAGGTAGAAATGGCCTCCGTTGATCCTAGCATGGCTGATGGGTATAAATCAAAGCTTGCATCTATTCAGGCAGAATTAAAGTCCATCTCTGATCAGAAATGGAAGGCCCCGGCAAGTCCTGTGCTATTCTCATCTGTAGATGGGCTGGAGGCAATGACGCACGCGCTAACGAATAACTCCTCCAAAGAAAACTCTGCCGGGATATTTGTATCGACGATTGCAGCTGGGAAAGGATTCGTAGGGCAGATACTGAAGTCTATTGGAGAAGAAGCTCCTATCGCCAAGCCGCTTGTAGAACGCACCGTGGCCTCCCTAGAAGCTCTCGCCAATTCATTCTCATCTGCCCCTGTAAAAACAGAGATGACCCAGAAGGCAGCAGAGCAAGCTCAGCAACTGGCAGATCAACTTAAGTCCTATGGGAATGTAGTTGACTCTGTTGCTACCGACACGATTCCAGGAATGGATATCACTGCCGAGGCGGATAATATCGCCATGGGAGTTCCTATCAAGGAGCTAGAGTTTATGAATGAGGTTCCTTCAGATATCCTGGAGGCCTACCAAGGTATTGTAAACGGAGAGGCAGTGTCTCCCGTGGATGCATCTAATGTCCAGAATTTCCTGTACGAGAAATACAGCAAACTAAATGACATCAAGGACAAGCTCCAAAAGAAAATAGAGAAGACAACAGATCCGGAAAAAGCTAAAAAGCTAAACGAGTCATTGATCTCAATCAAAAAAGTCCAAGGAAATCTCTCTCAAGAGATACGCTCCATGGGTCGATATAAGTCAGAGGCGGCGATTAATGAGAATACTACCGGTGTAGCATCTCAGCAGAAGACTAAGACAGCGGCAGCGGCAACGACCCAGGAAGCCGTCATTCCAGCCATTACAGAAGAGCAACTTGCTGAAATGGAATATGACGTGGCGAATCCACCGCAAGCAGTCCTAGAGGCTAATATGAGCCCAAAGGCCCGCAAGCTACTCAATGCAGCAGTTAAGTTCATCGAGAAGATCGCGCCAAACGCAAGGGTGTATGTGCATACTACAGCAGACGAGTTCAACTCAGCTGTTGAAGCTACATATGGCCAGCGCCCTGAAGGAGACACTGACATGGGTCTGTGGATTCCGGGTGAAGATGGAAAGACCAAGGCTGTACACTTCAACATAGGACTAATCCTATCCCCAACACCGGTAGGAACACAGACACAAGAAGAAGCGAACAAAGAGGCCCTAAGGACATTCTCTCACGAGGCGATGCACGTAGCCCTTCAGGAAATGTTTGGCAATGATCAGGTTGCCTTTAAGTCCTTCCAGGACAAACTAGGCAAGGTGCTTTCATCTTCCGATTCCAAGGAGCTGAATAGCTTCGTAAAAAGATATAAAGGCAAAGACTATTCAGCGGAGGAGTTCCTAGCAGAACTAGGAGGCATCATGTCTTCTGAAGGCAGAAACATACCTAAGCCGATATTCGCCAAGATCGCCAAGCTGATCAATGATTTCATTGTTGCAGCAGCGACAAAGGTAGGATTCAGTGTAGACAAGAATCTTCTATTCAAGGATACGCTCGACACGACAGATGTTGTAAACTTCTTCAACACGCTATCCGGAGCAACTCGCACCGGTCTTGTTTCTGGAGTGGAGCAAACAGCGGCTCCATTGAAAAAAAGAGCTACAGCAGCTAAAGAGAAAGCAGCAGCAGAAAATCAACAAGTTGTAGAAGACGAAGAGCTGCCGGTGAGCAGAGCTCGCGTAGCTCTTGGTGACCTGCGTGATAACAAGCACTTCATGTTCTCTGACCTGAAGTATCCGGATGTCGTATTCAAGGACATCGATACAGAGTCTGAGGCCAATATTGCAATTAACTTCTACAAGAAGATCATTGATAAATTCAATAAGGAATTCGACCGTGATGTAAAAGTCACCACGGAGAAGACAAAAGACGGCCGCTTTGCTGTAGTTGTTGAATACGAAACAGGCCTAAAGCCGAAGTACTTCTCGTATCCAACGGCCCAGATGGGCGAGCATCATATCGTCGATGCCCTCACCAATGAGGTCCCGTTGACATCACTTCGTCATGAGCTCATCCACGAGATGCTTGTTAAGCATATCACAGATAAGTTCGAACGGATCAACACGCTAGACAAGAGCGCTGACGCGGCAACGATCGAAGAGGTTCAACGCAACCGGGCATTCAACTATACGCTAGAGGATGTGTTCTTCGAGCGACTGGTTGAGAACATCGAACGCCAGCCTGACGGGGTGGATACCTTTGACATCAATACTTACGGAACCGATGTAACAAACCGGTTAAACGAAGAGATCAAAGGGCCAGTGACCAAGGAAAAGGTAATGGCCACCCTTGCGGACTTACTAGAAGGAAGCAACCCGTGGCTCGCGGATACTATCAATAAAATATTCTCCGGCCTTGATTATACCAAGATAAAGGATATCAGGACCGCAGCGGAGGTTGTTGGATCTAAATTCAAGCAGCGTTTCGACCAGGCCAAGGATATCCTGCCTAAAGACTTACAACGCAAGATCTATGATTTCACTGAGCTATTCAATCAGGAGTACCAAGGAGTTCAGACCAGACTAGCGAAACAAGCTAAGCCAGAGGCGGCACCGACTTCCAAGGCAAGAAAAACTGCAGCAACAGAAGCTCAGCTGCTATTTACGTCTGCCACTCAACGAGGATTTAATCTTGAGACTAAAAAGCTCGTCAATTATACAGATAAGTTCGACAAACTAATTAAGCTTGACTATAAAGGTGTTAAGCGAATAGGGACAGATAAGTTCAATAAAGAGTTCTCAGAATTATCTGAATTGATATTGGGCGTATATGCCGATATCATGAAGATTGAGATTCCTAAGTTGAAGGCTAAGTACAACTTCGGGGAATCATTCTTAGGGAGCTGGCAGACATTCTTCGAGCCATCGATGAATCTAAACCTAAGCATCACTGACAAGACAGATACATCTAAGCTTTCTGATCTTATAAATCAGATCGCAGAAGGAACTTCTCAGGATGCCTATATCATCGAGATGGTGTCAGAATTAGATGCCGCATACAGAAAGAACAAAAACAACATCCAGCTATACCAAGACATGGGTGATGGCATCTCTGTATACCCTCAGGTGATGGCTACGTTCATGGATGAGCTCACCCCTACTCAGCGGGCTGAATTAGGTCAGCGACTTAAGGCTGCTGGCTTCGATTCGTTCTCTATCGGACCTGACTTCGCTAAGATGAGCGTGTTTGACGGAGGTGCTAGTCAAGATGAAAATGTTGACCGAGAAAAAGAAAGAGCTGAAAGAATTGCATTTGTTGAAGAACAGAGAGCTATATTTGAAGCCGCTATAAAGGGTAACGAGACGTTCTCCAAAGGAGTAATAATCAGCACTCATATCAAACGATCTGCATACGTATCAGGAACTATAACAGGTAAAGATGGACTACAAAGAAAATACGATCGACGTGACGTTTTTGAAGCGTTCAAACCAGGGGTCGTCCCCAGAGCAAGAAAAGCCGCAAATGGACCAGCAAGAGGAAACAGACTCTTTAACGAGCCTATCCCGGAAGTTAAGACACTTGCGAGCAAATATTTCGAAAGCACGTTCGGAAGGCCGATCCCCAACTACACAGGAACTCGACGTTTAGACACGGCAAAATCAAAGAGAATCTCTGACGCCTTCGCTGCCATGAAGCACGATCCTCAAAACCTTGAGGTGGCTAAAGCTTACCGGCAAATGGTGAAAGAGACGATCGATCAGTATGATGCAATCATCGCTGCTGGATACTCGGTTACCATCAACGACAATGAGCCGTATTCGAACTCTGCGGACATGATCGATGACTTGAGGAATAACAAAACCCTCAACATATTCTCCACAGAATCTGGCTTCGGAGATAATCCTATAACTGATCAGCAGAGGAGAGATAATCCGCTACTGACGAAGACCAAGTACAAAGATTCCAATGGTGTCCCATTGCTTGCTAACGATCTATTCCGATTCGTTCATGACTTCTTCGGCCACGCTGAGCTAGGTAATAGCTTCGGAGCAAAAGGAGAAGAGAACGCATGGAACGTGCATGCACGCATGTACTCTCCACTGGCTCGTAAGGCAATGACCACCGAGACCCGGGGACAGAACTCTTATGTGAATTTCTCTGGTGTAAACAAAGAGGTGGATGCATTAAGGGAGAAGGGTGTAAAGCAGCGGGAGGAAGGTGACACAGAGGGAGCAGATGAAACTACCAATAAAATATACGAACTGACTAAGTTCGCAGATCAGAAAGTAGGATTGCTCCCTGAAGAGTTCAGTACTATTGACGAGACTGACGAGGGAGACCGACAGGAAGAGCTAGGATTGCCAATCCCAGGACCAAGAGCGCGTATGGCCGCTGCTCCAAAAAATGTACAGGAGAGAGTCGGAAGAGAAGGCGGTATCATAAACGGCACGAATCTTCAGGTAACCGGTAAAGAGAAGATCACTCCAGGCAAGACGACATTCACAATATACGAAGCGCCTACAAAACAACAAAGAGAGAAAGGCAATATTGCTGGGAAAAGAAAAGAAACATTTGGTTTAGAAGACATTAAAAAGAAGGCAATCAATAGCAACTCGGCTATCGTGAATCGGGCAGAAATGCTATCATCAGGTTTGTTTAAGTATAAATATGATGAGGTTGACGAAAACAATAAAAAGACAGGTAAGAAAATCTCTGGCGAATATCCGCTTCCGTATAGCAATCCTAAGGCAAATAGGGCTATAAATCAAACAGTAAACAAGGCTAGAGCCATAGTAGGAACATCTGTCGAAGCAAAAGCCGAAAAGAAAAAACTGCTTGATAAATTAAAAAAGGAGATAATTCCTGTTTATGAGCAGGTAATAAATACAATGGCTGAGAATATCAGAGCCTTGTATGACACGCTTACTCCAGAATTTATAGAGCAGTCGAAGAGGTGGTACGAAGGAGCAAATAGGTTTGCTAATTCACTAGCGAATTCATACAACATATCAGTAGAACAATCCTCTGGTATGTTGGCGGTTCTTAGCCCTCAAAAGGACTGGTTCAATAATGTATCAGCTGGCGAACGTGTGATGGATATAATGTCCAAGCATACCGATAAGCCATTCACAAAAGAATTGTTAGACAATGCCGTAAAATATAATTCCAAAGGTGGCAAGGTGCCTAATTGGGTCAACGACATTAAAAAGCAATTTAAGACGACCGAAGGTATGTCCATTAATGATATGCAAAACCAAGGCATATCAATGGCTGCACAGGCGAACCTATTGAGGATTCTTGACCATTATTATAACTCGCCTAATGTCTTACAGACAACGCCTGATGGTCAGGTTATAGGATATGGAGAAAGTACAATCATGTGGAATCCAGCATCTGAGATAGGCCGGGCAATGATGATATTCAGAGACCCTGCTCAGTCTAATATCGAAGTATTGCTAGGGGAAGGAAACAAGGTTCGAAACTTCTATAATAATATTGTTGATCCTAATTCAGAAAAAGGCTATCTAACAGCCGATACGCATGCATTGGGTGTTGCATTTGGACTTCCAACCAGCGCGAATGACGCAGGCGCCTTTAAATTGTTTAGTGGCGGCGAGGAAAGTATCTATGCTATTGTAAAAGATGCATATACTATAGTTGCCAATGAGTTAGGAATGCTTCCAAGAGAATTGCAAAGTATCACTTGGGAAGCATTCAGAACCGGAACTAACGATAAAAATAGAACGAAGGCGAAAAATAAAGCTAACTTTGATATGATGACCTCGATGAGAAATCAAGGCATCGACCCATATACAATAACACAATCCATCATAAATGAGAACAGAAGCACCGATCCCGAGTGGGCAAAAGAACTTGGAATCAATACTCAAAAAAGACTTTCTGAAATACTCAAAAGAACTGGACGAGAGACCCAACAAGGAGCTGGCGAGAACGTATCTGTACGGGGACAGCAACGAGAACGAGTCGGAGGAACCGATACCGGAGTGGTTCAACAGCCTTCCGGAGAAGCCGTAACCTCTCGATCAAGAAGAGCAGCAGAGCCTGAAGGAACGTATTACGATCCATCTCGCGCAGCTACAGAAGGAACCAGAAAGGATCGTGAGACGCAGGTTGAGATATACAACTCAGCCCTGATGGCTCATGATGAGTTTATCGGATCCGAAGACGAGAAGTCTGCAGCTATCTATAGCGCAGTGAAGAAGTCAACAGGAATTGACCTGAGTGCTGTCTCACTGGCTAGATTGTTATTCGCTGTTCAGCACGGTATCGAGCCATCATTCGATGAGAAACGCGGAGGTGCAGGACAAGGTCCGCTCGCTGGAGCTACCACTAGAAACAGTGCTGTAAAGGCAAGGATTATTCAGAAGTTATCTCAGGCCGGTGGACGGGTGAATAAGAAGCTTGTAAAGGAGCTCAACAAGACCCTGAAGTATACCGTCGAAAATCAGACAGAAGCAATGGAGATCGCCTCTATTGCAGTGAAAGAGTACGGAGGTATCGACAGCCCAGCTGGATTGGATGGACTATTCAACCTAGCGAATGAATTCTCTGGAGCCGTTACCACGTTTGTGGTTGGAGATATCCTTAATCAGGCCTACAAAAAGGCAAAGGAAGCAACCCAGGATACAGAGGCAAGACGCCAATATACAGCGATCGCTAACCGGGCCGCGAACCACCTTGCCGATAGGGCTCGTGAGAATGGCCGGGAGATCGCAGCGCTATACAGACTCTACCTAACCAGCCCAGAGGGTATTTACATGGTCGAGGCTGCTCGTATGGTAGGTGATATCCAAAAAGCATTTGCGAATCCATCACAAGCCGAGGAGATCCTGCGTTTAAAGTCAGAACTAAATAAAGCAAAGTCTGATGCAGCTGCTCAGGCAGCTAAGTCAGCCGCCGTTGAGGCCGCCAAGCAAGCCGCTCTAGGAAGGAAAAAGACAAAACCAGCCGCAACTACCACCACGACTCCTCCAGCTCCTCCGGCTCCTCCTAAGCCGCCGGCGACAAAGCCAGCAGAGCCTAGCGCCGGAAGCATCAAGAAGGAGAATTCTATAATCAAGGGAATCAAGGATCGATTAAAGGCCTTAGCAGGTCTACGTTCGCGCCGTACGCTCCCAGCCGGTGTTGATGCTGAGATTGTCGATTACCTTTCTGAATTGGCTAGAGTCCATTTCGAAAGAGGGTCGTTCAACTTCCATGATATCAAAGAGAAGATTGCCAAAAAACTCTTGAAGGAATCGATCACTCTTACTGACGTGTATTACGATGAGATGTGGAATGACATCTATCGTGAAGCTCATGATGAGATGATTAAATACAATGCATCGGCCCTGGCTGAACGTATTGTATCAAGAGCGAAGGCTCAGAAACTATCAACAGCCAAGATTATCGATCCAATCAAACTCATGATGGACGAATTGCTTGGCCGGGCTACTCAGGACATCGAAGGATTTGAAAATCCCCAAATGACCGAAGTAGAAAAGCTGAGAAGTCTTTTGTCTAACTTCAACGGCACAGGAAAGCCGGTCTGGACAGAGTCTAAGGCCGCTGTATCTAAGCAGATTGACGCGCTAGATCCTACCAAGTATTCTGATGCCGCCAAGGTGGAGCTTCAGGGCAAACTGGATTCGTTCTACAATGACGAGATCTCAAACTCGTTGCCAAGGTCTGCTCAGAAAATCACAGCGACCCTTGAGCAGGATCTAAAAGATCGCGGCATTGAGTTGGACAAGATCCTACTTAAGTCAAATCAGATCATAGCAGACACAAGAGATGAGTTTATCTCAAACCTGGTTGATCGTATTGTAACGGGAGTTGGATTGACGACTAGCCAAGCGCAAGACATCGCAGAGGCCTTTACGGCAGAATACGACGCGAAGGTTGACCGACTTGCAGAAAAAGCTCTTCGCCGATTCGTTCCTAAAACAAAAAACGCATCAAAGATCCTGAAGAAGTCAGCCGCTGAAAAGGCATTTGAGATGATCCGCTACGGAGCTGTTGATGCGAATGCTTCACTCACAGACGAAGAGGGCAATACAACGGATCTGAATATCCTATTCGCTGAGATCTTCGGCCTTCCGGTGATGACAAACGAAATCCGTGACACGCTCAAAGCGTTTGCGGATGCCATCTCCAAAACACCGGTAGATAGCATAATACGCCAGCAGATATACAACAACATGATGCTGTATATTCAGTTCCAGAAGGCAAAAGACACCATGATGGGTGATATTTTCTTGGCCCAGGTTTACAATAACGTACTACTGTCAACGGATACGATGCTAAAGGCATTTAATTCGAACATCGTTAACTGGCCATCAGAATTCGTAACCCAATCATTACGGGCTGCGGTAGAGGGTGACTTTAGCCTGATCCCGTTATTGGTAAAAGGATACTTCGGGAAGAAGGGCAAGAAAGGAACTGATGTATTCGGTCGTGAAGGATTCAATAACTCCAGAATGGCATTAGCCGGGATGGTGGAATCTGAATACTTCAATACCAATAACATAGCAGAGGTGTTGTCTAAGTACGGAGATACTCGACTACAGAGAGGATGGGGGCGCTATGCTAGAAAAGCTGGACGATACCTTAGCTCTATTGACGTTCTATTGACATCATCAGCTACTCAAGCACGTATTTCTGATCTTCTTTTTGATGATCTAAAGTATCAGGCCAAGCTTGCCGGCAAAAAAATACCTGGTAAAGAACTCGCCAATATTGTTGCAGCTATTCAAGGAGTAGATGCTGCGCCTACAGAGGCTGCCATACATCAAGCTATTGCTGAATTCAAGGAGGCGTATGGGGATGGCGTTGATCTTAAGTCAAAAGAACACAAGTCCTTATTCTTCGCAAGGGTCATGGAGATCACAAGACAAGGCACTGCAGCCAGGGCTCGTGAATTCATTATGAACAACAAGTGGAACGAAACAGGCGAAAGCCCGTGGGCAGAAGGATTAGATGCTGCCCGTATCCAAGAGATACTAGACGAAGCAAAAGAGGTAGCTAGTAAAGTAGGTCTCGTCGGCACCCCTCCTGGAACATGGGGCGTGTTCGCAACGATGCTAAAGTTACCCGGGCAGTTCGCTCCTGGATCTCAGACTTTCCTTGGGAATATGTTCGCCAATGCCCCTATGAACGCGGCAGAAAAGATCATGCAGGGTAATACGCTGATTGCAATACCGGTATTGAGCATCAGGCTGTTTAAAAATCAGCGCGGTGTGCTGAATTCAACCGAGGTGACGCGTAAATTCTATGAGCGATTCGGCATCCGGACTAAGATGTACGGACGAGTTACAGGGAAGCGTTTCGGCACGGACGTAAATATGGAAAAAAAAGAGATGATCGCAAGATTTGTCCTTGTCCAATCGGCTGTAATCCCTATCTCATATATGGCCTTTAATGCTGTAGCTGCCGCAATCGCATCTGCTTTTGATGATGATGAATTAAAAGAGGAGATCATAAACAATACGCTAGAGGCCGTTTCTAAAATTGACGAGAACGATCGTCAGATAGCTTTCTTTGGAGATAAAACAGCAGAGCCGGGCAGTCCTGAGTTTGAAGGTAAATGGAAAGATGTTCCGTTCTACGTAACCGGCCCTATGTACGGATACACAGATCCTGGAGCATTCTCGAAGATGACATCACTCAAGTCGATGTACGGCATAGAGCCTTATACGATCTATGCTTACGGGCATTTCGTGGCGAAGTACAATGACAATCCAATCATCGCCTCGGTGATGGGTACTGTTGGTGCGAATAACGACATATTGCTATTCAACAACAAGCCTAAGGAACTTGGGGATAATTGGTTCGGCACTGTGCTCAAATCATCAATGCTGCAGCTCAGCCTAGTAAAGGATCAGGCCGCTGTCAAACCATTGATGGAGTGGGCCGATGCTATGGGCGGAATGGCCGCATACGAAAGCGTTGATAAATTCTCGGATCGAATGAAGATGCAGTTCGCTAAGAAGATGGCTGGACTCGCTAGTAACCTGGTCCTTCCAGCAGAGGCGAAGAACTTCAATCAGGATATCATGTCATTCATGGGCGCCTCAATGGACGATCCTAGGACATTCATTGAGTATGTCTACAACCGTGGGCCTATCATGGAGCTCCTGATCAACAAAGAGAAGACAGACTCATTTGACTTTCCTGTCGGGGTTAAGACAAAGCGCGTGCTTCCGATCGGAACCCAGGGCCTGATGTACATACGCAATGACAATGGCACGATATCATTCCCTCAGGTTGATCAGGTTCTCAATGGGCCAGGTGGAAAGTATTATGCCATGTTCAAGAAGTATCACAACGACAAGTTCGACAAGCCTAACATCTCTTCATACTACGTTATGGAGAATGACGAACCGGTTAAAAAGGAGTTCTCAACAGAGGAGCAGAAGCTTGTTCGTGATGAGTACAAGAAGGTCATGAGAGAATTTTGCGATAGCAAATACGATCAACTAACGAACACATCTATCGGGGACTTCGGCATAGCGTTTGACGGATTCTTAAGCGCATATGATGGCAACAGGGGGTATCAGGACTATATTGTGAAGAAGGTAATGGGAGAGGACGCTTTCTTTGTAGGTCCGATTGATGGAGAGGAGATTTCTAAGTCAGTTGGCGATACATGGAGGATTCGTTAATCCGTTTGATTTATACTTCAAATTACATATCTTTGAACACATCAATAGTCAAACAAAGTGGCACTAAAGATCGATTTTTCGTACGCACAAAGCGCTGACCTCAAATCACTTGAGATCTATGACACTACGGGTATATACAATTCTACCACTAATGTAGGAGGATGGGGCACGCCTAACCCTGAAATAGCTGATGTCGATTCTGATCTGATCAGGATTCAGTTTGTGGGTGACTCTGTTTCGTATGAAATGCAGATGTACCCCACACTGCCTAACGTGATCAATCAGCCATGGGTTATTAACAATACAAACCTAGGCCTATCGCCTACCCAAAAGATAAATGACGGTCAGTACCAGATCACTCGTACAACTATTGCCAATGACGTTACCTACGTAAAAACACGCCGGGTGTTCCTCATTGGCCAAGTAAAATGCTGTGCGGATCAGATGCTGGATATGGAGAAGCCAGGTTGCTCATGCAGCAATGGCCGGCTCACTGATGCATCGATCCTGCAGTATACTTTATTCACGTTGAGAAAAGCTTTCTTGTCTCATAAATTCGAAAGAGCTAACCAGATCCTAAGATATGCGCAGTCGTTGTGCGAATCAAAAAATTGTAAAACCTGCTAATTTATGAATGATTGCGTAGGATGTGAAGAAATTTCATTGCCAATAGGCACGCCAGGCGAAGATGGCAAGAACGCATTTACTACAACCACAGCTGGATTTAACCAACCAGCTTCAGGTTTTAGTGTTCCTGTATCTGTATCTGATTTAGGGCAATTAACTAACCAGTGGGCTATCCCCGGGCAGGTTGTGTTCCTAGCAGATGTAAATGGATTTGGTGGATATTATCAGGTAGTTTCTATTACAGGAAGCACCACTATCGACTTGTTGAATCTTGGATATGCCTCCAACTCTGCCGATTCGACTCCTATCGCTTTCCCCGCTAAGGTATCACCTGCGGGAATAGCCGGACCTGCCGGTAGTCCTGGAATAGAGGGCCCTGCCGGCCCTTCTGGCGCTTCATCAAACCTACTGCTTTCTTCATACGATAATAGGTTTGCAGTGAATACCATTGGAGCCGAGGTTGTGTATACCGGGGTTATTCCAGCAGGGTCTGTATCTAACCTTGGAGACACGATTCGAATTGATATCCCGATGACTTTCTTTGATGGTAGTTATGGAGATCAGAGCTTAGTATACGTGACTGTAGACACAGGAGGCGGAGAGTTTCAGGTATGCAGCACAAATGGATATTCTGATAATCAAAGAGGAGTTATGTCTATTAGCCTGATCAAGGCAGTCGGGTTAACTAGGACATTTGACTCAGCTACGTATAACTCAGGCGCAGGTCTTCCGAATGATCTTACTGGGGTTGATCTTTCGTTAGAAATAACAATCAGGGTCTACATACAAGAATTGAACACAGCCGGTTCTGCTATAATGAAGTCACTGACCGCATATAAACTCACATCATAATGGCATATTTCGAATCCACGGTTAAGATTGCTATAGACAATAGCACAGGCACGGTAACGGTTGACGTGAGTAATAATTCACTGATGCGCTATTACCTTGATGTGGATCCGCTAGGGGTCACATTAACCACCGGAGTGGCCATTACAGCCGGGGGTGGCACGCCAGAAGAAGGCGCTACGTTTACGTTCTACAATTCCGGGGGAGCTACCCTAGGCGTAGGCGGTACGTTTTCCGTTATGGGGCATCTTCTTACCGAATTCCAAGCATTCACCCCGGGTATGATCATTGCTCGTTTTGATACACTTGCTTGGCGCATCTTCTTGCTTCCTGACTTCTCGGCCCTTCCGGCACCGGCATCTCTGGTGAGCAGCACAAACCTTGCTACAACGCCAGGACTAGGAGGAGGAACAATCACACTTGACCCTGCATCTAGCGACACATTCCAGCGTTTTACTGGATCCGGTACGCTAGTAGGGAACGTGACCATCACGGCCACCGGTGGTGTTGAAGGAGATTACTTCAATATTGACCTCAATCCTACGCTGACTCCTGGAGCTAGCACAATCATATTGTCCTTCGGCCTGACAACAGTTACGCTGAATGTTGCTGATGTAAATCACCGGACCTTTGCCCTTGCATACTTCGACGGATCTAATTGGGATGTAGTGGTGCTTAACCGATCAGTTGCTACAACTGATATCCTGCCTAATGCAGTGACGAATGCCAAGATCCGTAAGTCTGTTGGGAACTCTGTTATCGGGAATCCGTTGAATACCACGGCGGACGTAGTGGACGTCACTTTCTCAAAAAAGGAATTCGGCATTGGGTGGACCGGGTCTACCCTTTCTACTGATACGTACATAGGCATGCGCGTGGCTGAGGTGTTTGTAACACAAGCCCAAGCTCGTTTGCTATTAACAACACCGATACTAGGTATCGCTGCGCCTACGGCTACTGAATTTATTCAGATTCATTCAGCTATGGTGAACATATCAAGTACGAATGCTTCAAATTCCGGGATTATAGATGACTTGAACATCATCTGCGGATCAGCTCCATCGGTCGTGGCTGCGGTTTACAAAACAAGATATGCATTTGCATCTCAGGTGGATAGAAAGCTTTTGTTTGTAGAGAAAGAGAACGTCAGTGAGACGTCATTCCAAATCATTGAAAACAAAGGGATCTACATTTCTTCCGGAGCGGACAATGCTACATTCGTCGGCGACCTTGCGATTTACATTTTCTACAGCATTTTCGATACTTCTTTCTGATGCAGTTATACACACGCAACGAGTTATTGAAACGTGCATGGATCGCAGATTCCGTGCAAGCAGATCTCATGATCGATGCCATCGAGGCTTCGTATAATGGGGATGTCAATACATTCGATTGCCTGATGAACACTGTGGCAAACCTTCACTGGTTAAGCCAAGCGTTGAAGTGCATCGATCCGGCCGTTGGGGAACCATTCCCTGTGGTTATCGGGGCACTGGAAACGCTTCAGGTCAGTAAGGTTGTTATGAATCCATTCGCAGAAGGAATCACGTACAGCTTCTACATCGCCCAGTCTGATCAGAATGGAGTAATACAGAGCTGTACAATCGCCTTCACCACGGTCCTGGGAGATGATCTAGAGACATCCAGAGCCGGTTTGATATCATCCGTGAATGCATTGAGAGACGTGGGTCAGATCTATGTGACGGCCATCAACGGGACCAATGCAAATGAGATTTTATTGGTGGCCCTATCCGGCACTCCGATATTTTACCTAGCAGACATCTCAGAGACAACCTGCTCAACCATTACAATAGGAAACAATGAGGTCGTCTATACCTCTAGCGTGGACTATTCTAACCGGTGCTTAACGGATGAGCAGATCCAAGGCATCGTTCTGAAGGTGGAGACGATCTGCGGGGCTCCATGTGTTCCAGATCCACAGATATTCCTTACCGATACGATCCCGAATATCATACAGTATACTGATGTCGCTCAGTATACGGTTGTTTATCCCGTGGATGACACTCCAGTAGTGACCAAAAAATTCGACTTCAATCAACAAGACTTCAAACCTAACGACTTCGCATAATGCCAGCTACTACTAAACCACAAATACAGGTTCTGATCAATGCCATCCAGCCAGAGGTTGAATTCCCGGCAGAGTCGATGAACGTGCTGTTAACACAAATGCTGAATGCTTCATTCGGGCCTTTATGGGGAGCTGGTATTTATGGCGTAACTCCGGCAGTTGATGCAGATGAGACATTTGGATATAGAGCTGGAAGCTTGGGTCATAACTCGGCAGACTCTAGATCTTACCTTTGTGTATCTGCGACAGCTGGTGCGGCGGTATGGACTTTATTAACCGAAGACAATGGCCTAGAGATTATGACCATGACCAACGGAGGGATTCGGCAAGCTATTGTTTCTACGGCGAATATAAATTTGACAGCTAATGTCGCTAACTTCACACTTAGGCTTCCGGCATTTCCGTATACTGGAAAAAGCGTTCGTGTATTTATCGACCCAGTGGGAACTGTTTCCGGAACGCTTACTGTCACTTCCTCAACAGGGGCTGCTGTTTCTAATATGACAGCTGCTGCTCTTGACTCTTATATTTATACTTATAACGGATCTGCTTGGATTCTGATAGGCTTTTCAGGAACGATTGTCTAATCAATTAAATGGAAGTAGAGTCCCAAGGGCCTTAATCGCAGTGTAATAAAATCACCTCATGTCGCTAGTCAGGAAAAGAATCGTCCTGCCTTTGATACCAACGGATATCTTCCAGGTTATAAGGCCAACTCAGAACAAGGACGCTGTTCTTGACCTGACGTATCAACAGCTGCTATCCGCTCTTTCAGAGGTATTCTCTGGAGGCGGATCGCTTATTTTACTGCAGACCAATGGGGTTGATAATGGGGACCAGAACCTTCTGAATCTAGTAGAGGGAACGAACGTCACCATCACCGACGATGGCCTAGGGAACGTAACGATCGACTCAACCGGATCCGGGTCCACTATTCTCCTTCAGACAGACGGCGTTGATAACGTCGATCAGGCGAAGTTAAACCTCGTCCCTGGCACTAGTATCGCAATCACAGACGACGGTCTCGGAAACATCACCTTTGATGTGTCTGGATCAGGATTGCTCCTTCAGACGGATGGCGTTACCAATACCGACCAGACGAAGCTGAATCTTGTCGGAGGTACTAATGTAACCCTGACTGATGATGGGGCTGGTAATGTCACGATTGACGCTACAGGTGGTGATTCAATATCACCATTTTTATTAATGGGAGGGTAAAATATGGCAACAACATACAAAGTTTTAGGACAATCTAGTCCTGCTGCAACAACAGAAACAGCACTATACACAGTACCATCTGCTACATCAGCAATAGGTAGTTCTATTATAATAGCAAACAGAAGTACATCTGTAGCATATTTTAGAGTGAGTATAGCTGTAGCAGGAGCAGCAACATCAAATAAAGATTACATTTACTATGATTTACCAATAGGAGCTAATGATACATTTATAGCTACTATTGGTATTACATTAGCAACAACAGATGAGGTAAGAGTTTATGCATCAAATACAAACCTAAGCTTCTCATTATATGGTTCAGAAATAAGTTAACATGGCACAAGGATATTCATCATACAATATAATCAGCAGTGAGATTTCATATAAAAACTCTCCTAACATAGATGCGTTTGGTAGGCTAAGGGTTAGTAATCCATTCACATTATTTGATTCTAGCCACAGGTATTCTGACAATGGCCTATGGTCAACAGGTTCTGCTACAGGCGGTACAGCTACATTTAACTCTAGTCAAGGATTAGTTGATTTAGGTGTTACAGCAGCAAGTGGATCAGAGGTGATAAGAGAAACGGTAAAAGTATTTTCTTATCAACCTGGAAAAAGCTTATTTGTGCTTTCTACATTTGTAATGAACACTGCTAAGACAGGACTTAGACAAAGGGTGGGGTACTTTGGAGCTGATAACGGATATTATTTAGAACAAAATAATAGTACCGTTAGCTTTGTTGAGAGGAGTTCTGTTACAGGAGCATTGGTAAACACACCTATCGCACAGGCTAGTTGGAATGTTGATCCAATGGATGGTTCTGGTCCTAGTGGAATAACCCTTGACCTGACTAAATCACAAATCTTATTTATGGATTTAGAGTGGTTGGGAGTGGGTACTGTAAGGATAGGCTTTGTTATAAATGGTAACTTCTATGTATGTCATAAGTTTCATCATGCCAATATACTTCCATATACGTACATAACTACAGCATCTCTACCATTAAGATATGAGATAACAAACACATCAGCTACAAGCGGAGTTAGTACATTAAAGCAGATATGCTCTACTGTATTATCAGAAGGTGGATATGAGTTGTCTGGATTACAACAAGCTGTTGGGAATCCTATAAATTCACCTAGGACACTAGGGACTGCTGGTACATTCTACCCTGTAATAAGTTTGCGTTTGAAGACAACTAGGCTAGATGGCATTGTTATTCCTTCTGCCCTATCTGCAATGCCGATTAGCACTGGTAATTTTAATTGGAGACTGATAGCAGCAGGAACAACTACAGGAGGTTCTTGGGTTAGCGCAGGTACGAATTCTTGCGTAGAGTATAACATATCAGCAGGGACTACATTTACTGGAGGTAGAATACTTGCAAGTGGATTTTTCAATGCATCAAATCAAGGAACAAGTCAGATAGATATATCAAAAGAATCTCTATTTAAGTTCCAATTAGAAAGGAATGGTTTAACATCAACACCATTTGAACTTACACTGGTAATTGCTTCTGATAGCGGTAGTGATACTGTTGTTGCATCATTAGACTGGGAGGAAATAAGCAGATAATATGAGTCAAGGATTTACAAGGGGAGTACCCATAGACACAGACCCAACATTATCACTAGATAGTGATTTGGTTGTTCCTTCACAAAAGGCAGTAAAAACATATGTAGATACAGGTCTTTCAACAAAGCAAGATACTCTTACAGCAACAAAGTCAGTAGAGATTGTATCTAATAATGTTGAACTTGATGGTGATTTAACAACTCCATTAGCTAACTATGTATATGGTACTGATGGATTAGGAGCTAGAGGATGGAAACCAGACCCTACAGGTGGCGGTAATTCTATAGAAGAATTAACTAGTGATGTAACAGCAGGGCCTGCAGGATCACCATCAGCAAGTGTTGCAGCTACATTAGCAGCAAGTTATAAATCAGGATCAGCATCCGTTGTATTTGATGGGGCAGGTGGTGTGATTACATCAGGCACTACAGGATACGCCCAAGTGCTATACAATGGAACAATTACATCATGGACTATAGCAGGGAATGTATCAGGTAGTTGCACTGTTACTGTGTTCAAGGATACATATGCCAACTTCCCTCCATTGATAACATCAGATAACGTATTCACTGTACAGCCAGCATTAGCAGCACAGCAGAAGAATCAGAATCTAGCTCCTGTATTTTTAGGATCACAAGCAACGGTGGCAGCAGGGGATTGGATTGGATTTACAATAACAGGAATCACCACCCTGGCATGGGTGAATTTAACAATAGCAATAACTAAAACAGTATGACATACACAATCATTTCTACAAGACAAATAGATGAATCTCTATTCACCACTGTTGAATACAACTTTGATGGCACTATTGTCACTACAGAGGTGGCTCACTTCATGCCTAAGTCAGAGGAAGAGATAGCACAGAATATCATCAACAGAGCAGCATCAGAGCTGGCTAGGATGGAAGCAGCTGCAATGGTTGCTGCACTTATTGGAGGTATTGTAATTGGAGAAGAAAAGCCTATTGAATAATGTCATTGTGGACAGGAGCAGTTAGTACAGATTGGGGTACAGCAGGTAATTGGGCTGTAGGCGGTACTGGAATTGGTGTTCCAAGTGCTACAGTTGATGCTATATTTACAGGTACTCCTATAAGGAATTGTACTACAGGTACAGTGGCTCGGGCATGCCTAGCATTAAATACAACAGGGTATTTAGGTACGTTGGAAATAGGTAGTTCAACTGCTGGTTATATAAGAGTGTACGGTAACATAACTCTTGGAAGCACAGCAGGTCATATTACGGGATTATCGTATATGGGTATAGAAGGTGCTACTTGTGCATTAGATGTTGCAGCAGGATTCACTGTACCATATCTTGCATTTGGCACAGCATCAGGTGGACCTCTTAGTTCTACCATCACTCTTACTAGAAGTTTTGTTGTAACTGCATTATTTAAAGCAGGTAGCGCGGGTTCTACTGCAACAGTGACAGCAGGTAGCGCAATGAGTATTGATGTTACAAATGGATCAGTTTTAGCTTCAGGAACTAATGCTAGTACTACATTAAATGCAAATGTCACATTAAAGCTATTTGGGACTACGTCTTATGGAAACAACTTTAATGTAAGCGGAAGTGTTACGTCTCAAGCTGGCTCTACC